CTAGTGCTACGATTACTGCTCCGACTTTGACATTAGCGACATGGACCACCGCGACTCGTCCATCGTCACCATCTAATTATCAAATGGGTTATAATACATCTTTACAAGGAACTGAAGTTTGGGATGGCACCTACTGGCGATTAGACCCCACAGGACCTGGGCAAAGCAATACACAACGAGCCATCTTTGGGTATGGGATCACTGGATCATACGTCTCCGTGACCAATCTCGTCTCTGCTGCCGGTGTGGTGGCAGCCGATACCACTGGCGTGGGGACGACACGAGACAGTCTTGCTGCGGCAGGCTATGGCACGGATAAAGCGATCTTTGGGTATGGGTACACTGGATCATACGTCTCGATGACCAATCTGGTGACCAACCAGGGTGTCGTGGGGTCTGATGTCACTGGGGTGGGGACGGCACGACGTTGGCTTGCAGCGGCGGGCTATGGCACGGATAAAGCCATCTTTGGGTATGGATACACACCATCATACGTCTCGATGACCAATCTGGTGACCAACCAGGGTGTCGTGGGGTCTGATGTCACTGGGGTGGGGACAGCGCGGGCCTTTCTTGCTGCAGCGGGCTATGGCACCGATAAAGCGATTTTTGGATATGGAGAAGGAGGATCAGTCGTCTCGATGACCAATCTGGTGACCAACCAGGGTGTCGTGGGGTCCGATGTCACGGGCGTCGGCACAGCACGACACAGTCTTGCAGCGGCGGGCTATGGCACCGACAAAGCCATCTTTGGATATGGACACAATGGATCAACAGTCCTCTCCATGACCAATTTGGTCACCAACCAGGGCGTCGTGGGGTCTGATGTTACGGGGGTGGGGTCGGCACGATACTATCTTGCTGCGGCAGGCTATGGCACCGATAAAGCCATCTTTGGGTATGGATACACCTCAACAAACGTTTCGATGACCAATCTGGTTTCCAATACGGGTGTAGTGGCAACAGACACCACTGGGGCGGGGTCGGCACGACGCATTCTTGCGGCAGCGGGATTTTCATTAACGGTATAAATATTATGGAGGAACTTACACAATGCCATCAAAATTGAACAGTGAATTTAATTATCGGTATATGGTGATTGGGGAAACCCCATGGGAGAAGATCAAAACGCTCAAGGGATTTCTGGAGGGGCGCATTCGTGCAGCGGCGTTACAAGAAGTGGGGGCCTTGAAAACGCGTGCCATGTATGAAGAGATCGACCATATGAAAGCCACTGGGGCACCGAAGCACCAGATTACCACGAAAGAAGCCGAGCTGGTGGAACTGGAATCGCACAACGTCATTACGGAAGAGGCGTTTGAATTAAATCGGCAGGAGATTGAGTGTCTCAAACGGCTGCTTGATGAGTGTTATGAATATGCGGAACCGACGCGCATTGCCGGATATACCGATGAACAAATGTTTGAAGTCAATGCGGTGCAGGAGTTTACGGTCAAGATGATTCGGGATTTGCAATCAGAAATCATCGCGCAGGGACGCCCGAACCCCGCCACGATCCGCAATGCGATGAGTAACCCGACGACATTTCAAGCCGTCAAAGCGCTGGGCTTTATTCCTGCGGCACAGCCCCCGTTGATTGAATCGCAGGAAGTACAGTTATTGTTAGAAAATGCAGCTTCTGTAACTTCGCTAATTGCACAGGAGAACTCTCATGAAGCTCTATCAATTGTTGGCGAGTAATTTTGTATCTTATTGGGGAACACCGCAAGAACCCATTGCGCATCCCACCAGTGTGATTATCGCACAAAAACCAGATTGCTCCGCCTTTCTGGTTCTCTCAGATACTGATCATGCTGCGCTGACGATGCAACCAACAGTGCCGTCTGGATTTGATTTCACCTATTGTCAGGAGTGGGGGTTGACAATTAACGACGAAGTGATTGATCGTGTTATTCGCGATCTGCGTCGAAAAGACTATGGCTCTATTGGGGATCAACTGGATACGATTTGGCATGCAATGGATCGAGACGAGACACCCAAGATTGAGCCATTTTATTCGCATATTCAATCCGTAAAAACTCGCTGGACTAAACGAGAAGAGTAGGCACGATTGTTCATGACATTACCATAATGCCTGGTATACAGTACAACAAGTAGAATAAATAAACTCGTTCCCCTCATGTGATGATGTGTATATGATGACTCCTGTGACCGTACATATTCTCTCAAATCCCTATGGTATCACGGATCTGCGATATCGCATTGATCCGTTCAATGTTGCTATTTCAAAACTCATTACATATCTGCAATCCTATGGATATCATGTCTATCATTACGGGCATGAATCATCTGTTGTATCCTGTGAGAATATTACTACCATCTACAATCACGAATTGCCACCACCAAATGAACATCAAATGTTTTTGCATGATGACAAACTGGCCACACTATTCAATCGCCGCGCCTCAGATGCAATTGGGCAACGCAAACATCCGAATGATTTGGTGCTTGTGTTTTGGGGCAACACGCAACAAGCTGCTGTTGCTGCGCACCCAAATGTCTTTGTTGTGGAACCTTCTATTGGTTATCGCACTGAGTGTGTGTTTGCACCCTATCGCGCATTCACGTCCTACTCGCAAATGCACTATTATTATGGGCAGCGGCAGATGTTGTGTTCACCGTCGTGGACTGATACTGTGATCCCCAATGCATTTACACCCAGTGAGTTTGAGTATCGCAGTGGAGCAGAGAAAGAAGATTATATTTTATATCTAGGACGAGTGACGCGAGATAAGGGTGTGGATATTTGCATTCAAGCAACAGAACGCACAGGGCAGCGATTAGTGATTGCAGGTCCTGGATCTTTAATACATCTTAATTATCCTAATACTCCAAAACATGTTGAATGTGTGGGGTATGTCAATCCCACTCAGCGCAAACAATTATTGTCACGCGCGAAAGCCTTAATGGCACCCACGTATTATCTAGAACCATTTGGCAATATTGTTGTCGAAGCCCAACTCTCCGGCACTCCCGCCATTACGACGGATTGGGGAGGATTTGCTGAAACAAATTTACATGGTATTACAGGCTATCGCTGTAAAGATTTTCGATCATTTGTCACCGCTCTTGAATCACTAGATCGTATTGATTCCCACACCTGTCTCACTCATGCAACGACGTATTATACGGATGACGTGGTGCATCCTCAATTTGATGTGTATTTTCAACGCATCTTACGACAGGATTTTTACGCATGAGCAACGCAGTGTATATTAGTTCCTGTATAGAGATTGATACCGCACCACTTTCTTACGCGCAAACACGATCTTATTTTTCTACTGCGGAACGCTATCGACAAACTATCGCAACTATCAACAATCTCATCTGTCATAATCCGACCGCAACCATTTATGTTGTGGATGCGAGTGAGCAGTATATTCGCTATGCGACTGAACTTCCACGTTTCTTTCCTCGCTGTATATTTGTGCCGATTCGCGATTTGACGACTCCCGCTGAGTATGAATTGATTCGTCGGCATCCAAATAAAAGTTTAGGAGAATCGTTGATGCTACGAAACTTTTTGGTTGCCTATCACCAAGAACTTCAGCAGTATGACTTCTTATTCAAAATGAGTGGACGGTATCTTTTGACATCCGCATATCATGCAAATGTCTTTACTGAAGATCGTCTGAATCAAATCTTTTTCAAAATGCCCCTATCATTTGAATGGAATTCAACCTGGGGATATGATAAAGTTGATTTGCGTCACAAAGAAGGGCATAATAGATTAAACCAGTATTGTAGTGTGTTCTATGGATATGGCAAACATCATTTGCCCACGTTTACGCAGTTATATCAAGGCATGGCCAGTATACTAAAACATCCCTCAATGATACATTATGACATAGAAACGCTGTTGTATTTTTTATTGAACGATTATCGCGCATCGATTGTGACGCTGCCGGTTCAGGTGTTGGGATGGCAAAGCCCTGATGGGAGATTCTTGCTGTATTGAGGAGGATGCTATGCGAACCAATGTGATTATCGTGGATGACTTCTATACAAATCCTGATGCGGTCCGCGAATTCGCGCTCAATCAAGCGTTTGAGATCAGAGGCAATTATCCTGGAGTTCGTACCAAATCCTTTTTAACAGAGGATGTCAAAGAGACGATTCAACACATTATCCGTCAACATGGAGGGCAAGTAACTGAGTGGTTCGCGCAAGACGGGTTTACTGGTTCTTTTCAATATACGACCGCCGCTGACCGCAGCTGGATTCATAGTGATCATTTCAATAACTGGGCAGGCGTGTGTTATTTGACACCCAACGCTCCGCACACTGCGGGGACTGGTTTATTTCGTCATAAAGTATCAGGGCAATATGAATATGTGACGACGGATTATGAAGCCCAAGATATGACAAAGTGGGACTTGTGTGATGTCATCAGCAATCGGTATAATCGACTTGCACTTTATCGAGGCAATTTGTTTCATATGTCACTTGATTATTTTGGTGCTACTAAGAATGATGGGCGACTCTTTCAATTATTCTTTTTTAATGCGGAGTGGTAATTATGAAAACAGTTCTAATAACTGGTGGAGCAGGATTTATTGCGCATCATGTAATAGTCTATCTCTTAGAAAAAACCAACTGGAATCTCATCTGTCTAGATCGTTTAGATTTTTCAGGTAATTTGAATCGTCTAGCGGATGTGTTAATTACAGTATCGCCAGAAGTTCGTCAACGAGTGAGGATTGTGTGGCATGACTTGAAATCTGAGATTTCTCCTTTAACTGCTAAGATGATTGGGCCTCATGTCAATTATGTGTTGCATTTGGCTGCAGGAAGTCATGTAGATCGATCTATTGAATATCCAATGGAATTCGTTATGGATAATGTCGTGGGCACAGGCAATTTGCTTCAATGGGCTCGATCATTATCACAATTAGAACGTCTAGTGTATTTTTCCACCGATGAAATTTTTGGTCCTGCCCCAGCGAACATTAAGTATCAAGAATATGATCGATATAACTCCACTAATCCGTATTCTGCGTCCAAAGCTGGGGGAGAAGAATTAGCAGTTGCATTTCATAACACTTACAAAATGCCGATTCTAGTCACTCACACGATGAATGTCTTTGGAGAGCGTCAGCATCCAGAAAAGTTTATTCCGTTGTGTATTCGTCGAATAGCAACAGGAGAAAAGATCTCTATTCATGCTAATGCGACTAAAACCAAAGCGGGATCAAGACATTATATTCATGCTTCTGATGTAGCAGATGGATTGTATTTTCTCTTAACACAACCTGCTGAACACTTAGTTGGGAATGGTGTGTGTTTGTGTCCCAAATACAATCTCGTAGGTCCAGAAGAATGGGACAACTATGAACTAGCGCAATATATTGCCAAAATTCAAAACAAATCATTACATGCTGAATTCGTGGATTTTCATAGCAGTCGTCCTGGGCATGATTTACGCTATGCGTTAGATGGAGGACGATTACAAACACTAGGATGGTCTCCTCAACAGAAGGTCTCGGAAAGACTTCATCAAGTGGTGACTTGGTTTTTGTCTCATCCAGAGTGGTTGAAAGTATGAAAATTTGTCAAGTAATCTTTTCCACAAATCGGATTGAATATCTCACGCAAACTCTGGAAGCCCAGTCACATTTAGATTTTGGATCACATACCGTTCACAAAATTTTCTTTGATGACTATCCACAGGGGCGCAATAATCATCTTGTGCGTCTGTTGGTAGAAACCTATGGCTACACAGAGATTATTCTTCATGAAGAAAATAGGGGATTATCGGTGACATGGACTGAGTTTTTCAATCTTATTCGAGATCGACAATATGATTATATTTGGCATCAAGAAGATGATGTTGTCATTACTCAGCCCGTCAAGATTGATGACTTGATTGGGTTGATAGAATCCGATGCCTCGATAGTTCAAACGGTGCTCAAGCGACAACCATGGTATACCTGGGATGATCCTCGATTACTTCGCGAAACTGATGAAACTTGGTTAGCGTATCGATTTGAACGTACTCGCGAAGTCTTTTCGATAATTGCAAGTCTATATCCTGGCTGGGTGGTGCGCGAACCCTTCGTAGACTATTATCGGTTTAATCTCAATGAAGGAATGATTTTCAAATATTTAGAGTGGAAATACCCAGGTGCGTGTTCAGCCGTAGTCAAGCAGTCTGATGGGACCCCGCTGATTACGCATATTGGGGATTACTTTCATGGGAAACGCATTTGCCCAGGCGAACCTAACTGGCACCTATTCAACTATGATCGGTTTGACCCCACTAAGAAATACTGTAGTAAAACAGGGTATTTGATGGATGACCCCAACAGACCTAAAGTATAAATACTTTAAGAATTATCTTTTCTTTTCTGAGGAGTTCTATGTCAGCACCACAAACACGCGCACAATTTATTGATTACTGTCTTAGACAACTGGGGCACCCCGTCATTGAAGTGAATCTGGATAACGATCAGATTAGCGATAGAGTCGATGACGCCAAGCTCTTTTGGGATGATTATCATTATAACGGCACGGAAAGAGTGTTTGTCACTCATCAGATTACATCAGAAGATTACGCTCGTCGCTGGATTTATTGCCCCGACTCAATCATCGGTGTAACACGAATTTTTCCGTTTGATCAGAGCAATGCCAGTGTCAATATGTTTGATCTTCGGTATCAGTTACGTTTGCATGATCTCTATGACTTTACTTCGGTGTCGTATGTCTCTTATGAGATTACGATGCAGCATCTGCGGACGCTTAATTTGTTGTTCTCTGGAACACCTCAATTTCGATTCAATCGTCATCTGAATAAAGTGTATATTGATCAGGACTGGGTACGAGATTTGCAACCAGGTACCTGGGTCATTTTAGAATGTTATCGGCGTCTCAATGGAGAATTGGTGACTGTCACTGGTACCTTCGCAACTACGGCAAATTCTAATACCGTGACAGGCACTGGCACCACGATTGATTTAGATTTTATCGAAGGGGACATTATCTACATCGGCAACACTCAAGCGACGATTGCTAACATTAGTTCTTCCACCATCATGAAAACAGTTACAGCGTTTGCAAATACTGCGTCAGGACTAACTGCGACAATTCCGGGATATGCTGATATTTGGAATGACCGATTTTTGAAAAAATATGCGACGGCCCTGTTGAAAAAGCAATGGGGTACGAATCTCAAAAAGTTCAGTGGCATACAAATGCCTGGTGGCGTAATGCTCAATGGACAACAGATTTATGACGAAGCTGTAACCGAGATTAAAGACCTAGAAGAATCTATGCACCAGATGAATGTGTTGCCTGGAGATATGTTTCTAGGTTAATATGTCAATTAATCCATATTTTAATTTTTTCCCAAATGATCATGTCACCAACGAGCAACTGCTTGTTGAGGATTTGGTCATTGAGACACTGGGCATTCATGGCATGTCCGTGTATTATTTGCCTCGCACGGGTCGTAGCAACACCACCCTTGGAATAGATACTCTTTACGGCGAAGATCCCACTAAGCAATATACCAGTGCCCATGCGATAGAGATGTATTTAGAGAACACTACCGCCATGGAGGGTGAGGGGGACTTTATCTCCAAGTTTGGTTTGGAAATTCGTGATGAAATGAGTCTGTTAGTTTCGCGTCGTCGATTCAAAACAAATGTACCAAATATGACTCGCCCGCGCGAGGGTGATCTGGTATATGTACCCCTAATACAAAACTTTTTTGAAATCACTCATGTCGAACACGAAAATAATCAAGCCATGATGTATACCCTGGGGCGTGGACGTGGTGGAAATGTCTATGTTTATAGTTTACGTCTGAAACAGTTTGTCTTCTCAGATGAAATTATTGCAACAGGGATTGATGAAATCGACAATCAGATTCTTGATCAGTATCGTGGGACCAATTTCGTGGTTGCTGTTGGTGGATCAGGGACTTTTGATTCCAGCAATACCGAAATCATTTATCAAGGTGCGAATCTCGCATCCGCAACTGTGCAAGCAATTGTACGCAATTGGACTCCAGGCACTCGCACGATTGATGCTATTCGTGTTCGGGGAACGTTTACCTCTAATGTCTTGATTCGTGGTGCAAGTAGTAATGCTGCCTGGACGTTAACCTCAACAGACACGAATACGCCGTTGGAACTCGCCACTGAAGACGTCATTGATAATAAACTCATTCAGCAAGAAGCGGACAGTATCATTGACTTCTCGGAGACGAATCCGTTTAGTGAAGGTTCATTCTGATGTTTACACACTTCTACCATCGACTCATACGCAAATACGTCGTCATTTTTGGAACACTTTTTAATGGACTCTATCTAACACGTTATACGCAAGATCGTACACAAAAAGAAACATTTAAGGTGCCGCTGGCGTATGGTCCCAAAGAAAGATGGTTGACGCGAATTCAATCAGACCCCACCTTGACGAAATCGGTTATGGTCACTGTGCCGCGATTATCGTTTGAGATTGATCGCATCACCTATGACCCCGAACGAAAACAACAGAATACATTGAAACTTCAAGGCCCAACTGCGGGAAACACTTCACTAAAAAGTCTCTATACTGGTGCTCCCTACAATATTGATTTTTCATTGAATCTCTATGCGCGCAATATTGAAGATGGTACTCAAATCGCAGAACAAATTTTGCCCTATTTTCAGCCTGACTTTATCGTGAGTGCCACGTTAATACCCGACATGGAGTTAAAACGAGATATTCCTATTCTGCTTACTGGTGTGAATCAAACGATTGAGTATGAAGGTCCAGCAATTGCTGGTAGCACTCGATTGATTATTTGGCAATTTAACTTTACACTAAAGGGATACTTCTTTGGACCTTCGGCAAATACGAATATCACTATAGGGAATATTGCAAATAGCGGCAATACGGGTGGCACGATTACCAATTTCTATCATGACACTTTGAATCGTCAATTACAAACAGTCTATGTTACGCATATCAGTAATCAAGATTTCCTTGAAGGAGAGACAGTGCGATCTCATCGACACACTACGTCGAATGTTCACTCGCACGCCACTTCTGTTGATTCTACTGCTGCATTGGGAACAGTACTGGCGTGGAAACGCACACTAAAAAAACTTTTGATTGTTGGTGCGAGTTCTACTGACGTTTTTAATGTTCATGATGTCATTATTGGTGATACCTCACATGCCAGTGTCACAGTAACCAAAACAGAAACAAGCGCATTAAAAATTGCAATTATTGAGATACAACAAAAACCCTTGTCAGCCAATGTAAGCAGTGACTTTGGTTATTCTGAACAATTAACTGAATTTCCTAATACACTATGACGGATGACACTTTAGTGGAAATTTTAGACAGAACAGCTCTGTCGCCTGTTCTACCATCAGTTACGGTGTCAGCGCCTGTGGCCACTGATGGCACCCAGACGAATGATGCAACATATGCGCGTGAGAATATTCGCGCATTGATTGATGCCGGCATTCCTACGCTTCAGAATCTCATTCGAATCGCGAATGATTCGCAGCATCCTCGCGCTTATGAAGTGGCAACTCAATTAATGAAAACCATGTCTGATTTGAATAAAGATTTGATGGAGATTCATAAGAAAGAACTGGAACTCTCAGAGAAAACTGCATCCACAGAGAATGCACCTATTCACGTGAAAAACGCGGTGTTTGTGGGAACTACGAAAGAACTGCGGAACCATCTCAAATCATGAACGAATCGTATTTGAATAATCCCAATTTGAAATGCGTGGGAGTTCCTGTTGCTTTTACACAAGAACAGATCGAGGAATACCAACGATGTGCGACGGATTGTGAATACTTTATTAGCACATATGTCAAAATTATTCATGTGGATCGTGGGCTCATTGCCTTTAATTTGTTTGAATTTCAAAAACACATCATTGACTCGTTTGTGAAAGAGAATAAAGTGATTGTGCGGCTTCCTCGTCAGATGGGGAAAACCACCACCACTGCAGCGTTCTTTCTGTGGTATATTTTGTTTCATGATAATAAGGTCTGTGCCATTTTAGCAAATAAGGCTGTAATCGCACGAGAAATTCTGTCGCGTATCAAATTGTCTTATGAACATTTGCCGCTTTGGCTTCAACAGGGCGTTATCGAATGGAATAAGGGTTCAATTGCTTTAGAGAACGGATCACGAGTCTTAGCGGCCGCAACCAGTTCATCTGGTATTCGTGGATATTCATTGAGTTTGGTGTTTTTAGACGAATTCGCGCATGTTCACAATAATATCGCTGATGAGTTTTTCACTTCAATATTCCCCACAATTTCGTCTGGTAAAGAAACTAAGATTCTCATCGCGTCTACTCCCAATGGGCTAAATCACTTTTATAAGTTTTGGATAGATGCAGAAGAAAAGCGAAATGGATTTCAGTCACTCTCTTTCCCATGGCAATCACATCCAGAACGGGATCATGATTGGATGGAGAAACAACTGCAAGTTTTGGGAGATGTGAAATTTAGACAGGAAGTGTTGTGTGACTTCTTGGGCTCATCAGATACACTGATCGCTGGATCGGTATTATCTAAGCTCGTTTATCATGTTCCGTTACGCAAAGAACAACACTTAGATATCTATGAAGATCCGATTGAGGGACACACTTATATCATTACGTGTGATGTGTCTCATGGATTAGATCAAGATGCGTCTGCATTTAGCGTGTTTGATATCACTTCGATGCCGTATCGTCAGGTTGCCAAGTATCAAAATGCTACAATTCCTCCACTGTTACTACCAACGATTATTTCTACCGTGGGGACGAACTATAATCGAGCGTTTATTTTAATCGAATTGAATGATGTGGGATCTCAAGTGGCGGAATCACTTCATCATGATTTGGAATATGAAAATCTCTTTCGAACAGAAGGATTTCAACAACGCGGTGTCAAAGTCTCTGCAGGATTCAAACGACGTGTACTAATGGGATTACGTATGACTGAATCCGTCAAACGAATTGGGTGTTCTAACCTCAAAACTCTCATTGAACGAGAAAAACTCATTATTCATGATTTTGAGACTATTTCCGAACTATCTACGTTTACCCAACAAGGTAATACCTATAGAGCGGATGAGGGATATCATGACGATATTGTGATGACTTTAGTATTATTTGGATGGCTGGCTTCACAGAAATATTTTCGAGATACTAATAATACCGACATCCGAAGAACGCTGGAAAGCGAAAATGAGAACACAGACTGGCTATCATTTGGATTTCTTGGTTATGAGGAGCATGTCGAGAACGAACCGATGGTTATTGATGAAGATTTGTGGATTCCAATTGGTAAAACTGTTCAAGATGTATTAGAAGACAAATTTAGTAATTTATAAATATGATATAGCGACTTAGGCACAATTTTTGACGTATTATCACGATTTTGCATAACACAAGGAGTCTCTTATGGGATTTATGTTATCACCAGGCGTAACGGTTTCTGAAATCGATTTATCAACCGTCATTCCTGCTGTTGCCACGACTGGTGGCGCATTAGCAGGTAATTTTCATTGGGGTCCTATCGGAGAGCGTGTTCTTATAGATTCCGAAATTCGTCTTGTTGAACGGTTTGGTGAACCTGATGCTAATACATACCAGTATTTCTTTACTGCTGCAAACTTTCTCGCATATGGCAATAATCTTCGAGTGGTTCGGGCTGCCAACACTGCGACTAGGAATGCGACAGCCAATTCCGCAGCTGCAGTACTCATTAAAACTCAAGATCTCTATGAATCTGATTATTACGATGGATCGGGAACGTTTGGAATGTGGGCGGCTCGGTATGGTGGCAGTCTTGGAAACAATATTAAAGTTTCCATTTGCCCGTCAGCGAATGCCTTTTCGTCCAATCTAACGGCGCAGATTAGTTCCACAGCAAACGCAGCTAGTGTGGGCGATACTACCATTAACGTCACGGTCAATCCAACCAACTATCTCTCCGTCAATGACTTGGTCAAACTCGGAACCAATGACTATATCAAAGTCAGCGCGGTGAACTCTGGTAATATCGTATTGTCTGGTGCATTGACTGTTGCGATTACTGCTAACACCGCACTTCTGCGGAAATGGCAGTATGCAGATGAGTTTGATCGCGCACCTGGAACATCTGCGTACGCAACTAACTTAGGTGGGTCCATTGATGAAGCCCATATCATCGTCATTGATGAAGATGGTGGAATCTCTGGTGTTCCTGAGACTGTTATTGAGAAATATCCATTTGTTTCCAAAGGCTCTGACGTTAAGGATGAAAGTGGCACGTCGATTTATTATCCAGAAGTCATCTTCAGAAAATCTAAGTGGATCTATTGGGGCGATCATGACACAGCTGGCACCAATTGGGGCACCACTGTGGTTGGTAAAACATTTACTAATGTCTACAAGCCTAATTATGCGTCATTGGGTGGCGGTGTCGATGCGGCACCATCAAATGCTGATTTGATTACCTCATATGATCTGTTTGCCAATGCAGATGTTGTGGATATTTCGTTAGTTCTAGGAGGTCCTGCGAATCAGACAATTGCTACACATCTGATTTCTAACATTGTTGAAACACGTAAGGATTGCGTAGCATTCTTCTCGCCACTCTATGCTGATGTGGTGGACAATGCGGGGGGTGAGGTAGATGATGTGGTTGCTTATCGTAATCTGTTAGCATCTACTTCCTATGCCTTTTTAGATTCTGCTTGGAAGTATCAATATGATAAGTATAACGATGTCTATCGTTGGGTTCCAGTTTGCGGTGATACCGCAGGGTTATGTGTCAGAACTGACAATACTCGCGAACCGTGGTTTTCACCAGCGGGATTCAATCGTGGTTCTATTAAGAACGTTATTAAGTTATCTTGGACACCATCACAAACTGAACGAGATGAACTCTATAAAAATGGCATCAATCCAGTAACTACATTCCCAGGTGAGGGATCAATTCTATATGGCGATAAGACTCTGCAGAGTAAACCGAGTGCATTTGATCGAATCAATGTGCGTCGGTTGTTTATTGTGTTAGAGAAAGCCATCGCTCGTGCAGCTAAGTATTCACTGTTCGAGTTTAATGATGAATTTACTCGCGCACAGTTCGTCTCATTGGTGGAACCTTTCCTCCGTGACGTTCAAGGTCGTCGTGGTATCTTTGATTTCCGTGTTGTCTGTGATACCAGCAACAATACACCAGAAGTCATTGATCGTAACGAATTTATTGGTGACATTTATATTAAACCTGCTCGCAGCATCAACTTCATTAAGTTGAACTTTGTTGCCGTGAGAACTGGTGTGGCGTTTGACGAAGTGGTTGGAAAGTTTTAAAGATTCCACTAAATACTGATACGAATTAAGGAGAACCTATATGCCATTTAATGTTGCTACTTTTAGATCAAAATTCGCTAAGGATGGTGCACGTCCCAACTTGTTTCAAGTGGAAATGCAGTTTCCAACAATCTTCGGAGTCGCTGGCGACTCTGGAGAAAAGTTGACATTTATGTGTAAGACTGCTGCATTGCCTGGATCTACTATCGGTATTGTAAATTTACAGTATTTTGGTCGTGAAGTCAAATTAGCAGGGAACCGCACCTTTGCTGATTGGACAATTACGATTCTGAACGATGAAGATTTTATTGTTCGGAAAGCGTTTGAAAAATGGATGGGAGGAATCAATACCCATTCAACCAATCTTCGCTTGTCTGGTGCTGTTGGATCAGCTGCTTACACTGCTAGTCCAATTGTTACGCAATATGGCAAGACTGGTGATGTTATTAAAACTTACCAAATGATCGGTGCATTTCCCACAGATCTCGCACAGATTGATTTGGACTGGGGTTCCAACGACACGGTGGAAGAATACACAGTAACTCTGTCGTATCAGTACTGGCAGACACTGGGTGAAAATTCACCGTTGACAGTCTAGTTATGATGACAGCGCGGGGGAGTTCGCTCCCCCGCTTTATTATTATTTTGTGATGGAGTAATTACCCCATGCCAATTTCGTTATTCGGATTCACTCTCGGCAAAAAAGAATCAGTTCAAGTTCAACCAGACGACAAACCCGCGCTGGTTCTCCCTCAATCCGCTATTGAAGACGGCGCAGTCACTATTACGCAGGGTGCGTATTATGGCACCTATGTAGATTTAGAAGGATCAGTCCGCAACGAACTTGAATTGGTGACGCGGTATCGCGAAATGTCGCTTCATCCAGAATGCTCCATGGCGATTGATGATATTATCACTGAATCAATCTCACAAGATACAGACAATCAAATCGTCAAAATCAATCTCGAACAACTCAAACAACCAGATACCATCAAAAAGAAAATCGAAGCAGAATTTGAAGAAATTCTTCATCTGCTAAATTTCAAGAATATTGCCGAAGAATTGTTTCGTCGCTGGTATGTGGATGGACGAGTCTACTTTCATGTGATGGTGAATGAGGACAATCCCAAGCTGGGCATTCAAGAGTTACGATTTATTGATCCACGAAAGATTCGAAAAGTTCGTGAAATATTGAAACAACGAGATTCGTCAACTGGGGTAGATACAATTGCTGCGGTGTCTGAATACTATGTGTTCAATGAACGTGGGATGACTGCGCAGACTTATACCGCATCAACAAGTCAAGGCATTCGTATTGCTACTGATTCTATTGTCTATGTTCCGTCAGGCATGTTAGATGCCAAATCGGTCATGGTGATTTCACATCTCCATAAAGCCATCAAGCCACTAAATCAGTTGCGCATGATTGAAGATGCGGTGGTCATTTATCGGTTGTCTCGTGCACCAGAACGCCGAATTTTCTATATTGATGTTGGCAATCTTCCCAAACTCAAAGCGGAACAATACGTCCATGATATTATGGTCAAATACCGCAACAAATTGGTATATGATGCCAGCACAGGAGAAATTCGGGATGAACGAAAACATCTGAGTATGCTGGAAGATTTTTGGTTGCCCAGGCGCGAGGGATCTAAAGGCACAGAAATCACTACGCTGCCAGCTGGGCAAAATCTTGGGCAGTTGGAAGATGTTATTTATTTCCGCAAAAAGCTCTATCAATCTCTCAATGTGCCAATGACTCGTTTAGATGATCAAACGGGTGGTGGATTGGCTGGATTGGGTCGGGCGGCAGAAGTTACCCGCGATGAAATTAAATTCTTTAAGTTTATTCAACGACTTCGTCGAAAGTTTTCACAAATATTTGATGATGCCTTACGAGTACAATTGTCTCTCAAAGGCATTTGTTCTGTGGAGGAATGGGATCAAATCAAACAAGACATTACTTACGATTTCATGTCTGACAATCACTATTATGAATTACGTGAAGCTGATCTAACTCAGAATCGTGTCGCCCTGGCAGCTCAAATTGATCCTTTTGTTGGTAAATATTACTCTCAAGCCTGGGTGAAACGTCATGTTCTGCGAATGACTGAAGACGAAATGGCAGAGATGCAAGATGAGCTAGAACAGGAACAGAAACAAGAAATAACATCATCGGACCCTGCTATGGCACCAGTCGGAGAACTTCCTGCGCAACCCGTTGCGATGCAACCTCCCGCGATGCCAGAACCATTGCCGACAGCACCTGTAGCACCAAAATCCTTGACGCCAGATTTAGATGCAGCTGTGAGTGCAGCAAAGAAAAGATTATAAATAATATGAGGTGTTTATGTCTAATATTAACGATTTAATTCAGTCAGTGGCAACGGATAAATTGACAGATGCAACGGGTTCTGTACATGAGTTGCTGGGGCAACGTGTGTTGAACGCTTTGGATACACGTAAGCAAGAAATCGCGTCAGCGTTGTTTCAGCAAGAGGTTAAACCAACTGTTGAGCCAACTGGGGGGATATGAAATCTTTCGGTGATTTGAAACGACAACTGAACGAAGCCGTTTCACCCGAACAGCAACGGTTTGATATATTGGTGCGTGCAGGGTTGATGGATAAAACTCTGCTGCCCAAACTTCATCGTGTAATGGATAAGTTGCATCAAGAGAAACCGATGTCCATGCAAGAACGACAACTGGTGTTTGACTTGGTAAAACAATTAACACAGATTGTTAGTGGTAATATGGGCGTCTTTCAAAAAGTACGGCAAGCGGTAAGAGAAGAACAGATTCAGGAAATTGCTGATTCTGCTGATTCTCCTATTGCATTACTTAATAAAGAACCGCCGATGTTAATCATTCTTCGTCGAAAAGCAATTCGTATGTATCCGCATGATACTAAAGTAGCATTGTATTATAGTGACAAATTAAATCGATACTTTACGGTTCCTTTTCAAGATACGGAGTCGCCCAAATAAAATGAATCAATTGATTGCACAAATTATGACAGAGCGATTTCAAGACGCTCGTGCAACGATTGTAGAGCGATTAAATACGATTCGTGATATTGCATGTGTGCGAATGAAAACGATGATTGGAGATACATTAGGGGAATCGCACGAGACAACAGAACTATTGACGGAAGGTGATGTGTTACGTCGCGGACGAATTAATCTTATTCGTCGGCGCATTCGAAAAGGTAAACTGCAGCGTAACATTAAGCGATCTGCGATTAGAGGATTTACACTGAAACGAGGAAAACTGGTACGGATCCCAGCTGCAGCGCGAATACGAATGCGGTTAAAAGCACGTAAGGCAGCAATTAAACGTCGTGCAAAATTACAGCAAGCATTACGAAAACGAAAAATTAGTTTGCGGAAAAGAAAGGCAATGGGTATCCACTAATGAGACTGAAAATATTATCCAACGAAGTCACACTAAGTTCATCGGCAAACACCACTGTTAGTGGTGCTACCTTATTGCGATTGGTTAATACTCATGCCAGCACTCAACATGTTATTACGATTGCGGATGGTGCCGGCACCACAACTGGCAATGTGACCATTCTAGCAGCATCTGAAATGCTTTTAGAAAAAGATCGAACGGAAACAGTACAGGTTGATGCAGGAACGAATGTTAAAGCTGTTCCTGTCGCCTACAATCACTAAAGGTTATCCATGAAACTACTCAAAGAATTTTCAGGTTCCGACACAGAAGTTTTGGTGGAAAAGTCTGATACAGGCAATAAGAATTATTATATCAAGGGCGTCTTTATGCAAGCGGAAGCAAAAAACCGCAATGGACGAGTTTACCCTAAACAGATTCTAGAAAATGAATTAAATCGTTATCAGCAAACAATTAGTGAAAAACGATCATTGGGTGAACTAGGACATCCAGACACTCCCACCATCAATCTTGATAAAGTTTCTCATCTTATTACTGAGTTACACTTTGATGGGAATAATATCTACGGAAAAGCGAAAATTCTACCAACTCCAAATGGCGAAATTACGAAAAGTTTCATTAATGAAGGTATCAAGCTGGGCGTCTCGTCACGTGGAGTGGGATCCTTACAATCGATTGATGGAATCAATCGAGTACAGGAAGATTTCAAATTGTCCACCGTGGATATTGTTGCAGACCCCTCAGCCCCTGATGCTTGGGTGTCGGGTATTATGGAGGCGCGTGAATGGATTTATATTGATGGAAAGTTCATGGAACAACAGATTGAGCATGTTCAGAAAACAATCAAAAAGGCATCACGAAAAGACGTAGAACGAGTCGCTGCAGAACTGTTTGAGTCGTTTTTGAAAAACTTATAAATTATAAATAGTAATACCAACAGAGGAGATTCATATGTCGAAAAATTTAATGGAAGCTGCCGCAGATATTTTAAGTCGTAGTAAAGCCGCTGCACCCAGTGATCCCTTGGAAAAGGTAAAGGGTGAAGTTGAGGATTTGGGTGGGGTGACACCTACTGATCCTGTCCGTCGCGAAGGTGACGGATCAGCGAAAAATGTCAAGAAAGCTACTGCGCCTGGTAAACCTGCCTCTGTTGGAGCTATGCCAATGGAAAAGGTTAAGGGTGAAGTGGATGTCGTTAAAGAAAATAATCATGACGACGATCATGACGACGACGATCATGACGACGAAGAACATGATGACGAACATGACGACGACGAAAAGGATGAGAAGAAAAAGGAAGTGAATGAAGAAGACGAGAAGAACGGCAAGAACGGTAAGAACGGCAACGGCAAGGACAAGAACGAGGAAGAAGACGAAGACAAGAAGAAAGAGAAGGAAGAGAAGGAAGAAAAAGAAGCTATGAAGGAAGATGTAAAAGCTATTCTGTCTTCTGAAAAGAATCTATCTGAAAATTTCCGTTCTAAAATTGCCATGATTTATGAAACTCGTGTGAACGATAAGGTTCAGCATAAAGTTAAGAAGATTGAGGAAAAGTTGGAAGCCAAGTATGCGTCAGAGTTGACTGAAGCTGTTCAGCAGCTTGAAGCTCAGTTGGTAGAAAAGATCGATGGATTCCTCAATTATGCAGTAGAAGAATGGATGGAACAGAATCAAGTCGCTATTGAGAATGGAATCCGTTCGGAGTTAACAGAAGAGTTTATCGCTGGACTCCGCAATCTCTTTGCCGAGCATTATATTAATGTTCCGGAAGAGAAGATTGAATTGGTAAATGAACTGGTTGAAAAAGTAGAGTCATTGGAAACACAACTCAATGAAACCGTCGCACGGAACATTGAGATGAAGAAATCACTTCAAGAATCCAAGAAACAAGACATTATTAATAAAGTCTGTGAGGGTCTCACACGGACACAAACTGAAAAAATTCGGTCGCTCGTAGAGGGTGCCGAGTACACCACAGACGGTGAATTTCAGAAGACAGTTGAGACCATCCGTGATAACTATTTCCCAAAGACAACAAAAACAGCCTCAGCTGAAATGTTGTCTGAACAAGCAGATATTTCCGAACAGCCTGAAATCACTGATTCACGGATGCGGGCATATGTACAGGCTATTTCGAAGACTTTACCGAAGTAACATCAATAGTTTATTTTAACCAAGGAGTACCACATGTTTCTATCAGAGAATCTTGAGAAGAAGTGGAGCGGAGTTCTGGATCATCCAGATCTTCCCAAAATTAAGGATCCGTATCGCCGTGCGGTAACTGCTGTTATTCTGGAGAACCAGGAAACAGCGATTCGCAAGGAATCGCAGATCCTCAGCGAAGCGTCTCCTGCTAACGCCACTGGTGGTGGATTGACAGGTGGGGCTGCTGCTGGTGGTCCAATGGCAGGGTTTGATCCGATTCTCATTTCGTTGGTGCGTCGTTCGCTTCCGAACCTCATTGCCTACGATGTGTGTGGTGTTCAGCCAATGTCGGGTCCAACTGGACTCATCTTCGCGATGCGGTCCACGTATACGACAGCTAACGTGACAGCCGGTGCAACAGAAGCCTTCTACAACGAAGCGGATACTGATTTCGGTGGCACAGGAACACATGCCGACATTGCTCTCGCATCTAATACTTCGACGGGCAATGGAAACGTGTTCGCGACATCCGTGACGACAGGCACTGGTCTGACAACATCAGCGGGTGAAGCATTGGGGACTTCTACATCTCCTGCTGGTGCTGCATTTGGTGAAATGGCATTCTCCATCGAGAAAGTCACTGTCACCGCCAAGACTCGCGCACTCAAGGCTGAGTACACGATGGAATTGGCTCAGGATCTGAAAGCAGTGCATGGTCTGGATGCAGAGAGTGAACTCTCTAACATCCTCTCGGCTGAAATCCTTGCGGAAATCAACCGTGAAGTGCTGCGGAACATCTATGTTGGTGCCAAAGTTGGTTGCCAGAGTGGCACCACGACAACGGGCACATTCGACCTGGATACCGATTCAAACGGTCGGTGGATGGTTGAAAAAATCAAGGGTCTTGCTTTCCAGATTGAGCGCGAAGCAAATACAATTGCCAAGCAAACTCGTCGGGGCAAGGGCAACGTAGTCATCTGTTCATCCGATGTCGCCAGTGCCTTCGCGATGGCAGGGCTGCTTGATTACAACAGTGCGTTGAAAGATCAAGTGAATCTGAGTGTGGATGATACTGGCAACACCTTTGCTGGTACCATGTTTGGTCGTATCAAGGTCTACATTGATCCGTACTTCCCAACATCCAGCACTTCAGAGTTTGCGGTGGTTGGGTATAAGGGTACCAATGCCTATGACGCTGGTATCTTCTATTGCCCCTACGTCCCACTGCAGATGGTTCGTGCGATTGATACAGGTTCGTTCCAGCCGAAGATTGGATTTAAGACACGCTACGGTCTTGTTGCCAATCCGTTTGCTGAGGGCACGACACAGGGTCTGGGCGCGCTAACCGCCAAGGCTAATATGTACTATCGTGCAATGAAGGTGAGCAATATTCTGTAAGCAATTACAGATGATTGTTCGGAAAGGGGGACTTGAAAGGGTCCCCCTTTTCATTTATACCAGATTATATAAATAATATATTATGGGTCAATTACAACCATCAAATACAAATTTTCTTGTTCCAAATAAATTCGTCCTGTCGTTTATACGTCTTCCCAACATGCAGTTTTTCTGTCAGACGGTGAATCTTCCAGGAATGAATCTGAGTGCTGTACCACGAACCACGCCATTTGTAGATTATCCTGTTCCTGGAGAAAAGCTCGTTTATGATCCCTTGACTATTACATTTTTAGTTGACGAAGATTTAGCCTCCTGGCGAGAAATTCATGATTGGATGCGCGCTTTAGGATTTCCAACCAAATTTGAAGAATATAAAAATTTAAGAAAAATTTCTAAATCCATCAATCCAGTAACACCTCAAGTTTCAGATGCAACCTTAATTATGTTGAATTCCAATAATCGTGGCAACTATCGATTCAAATTCCATGATGCATTTCCTATGACGCTCGCTCCCTTTACTATGACTACTGTGAATGGTGCTGACACCATTTTAACTGCTGACGCCACCTTCAGTTATTCTCTTTTTGATATCGAAAAAATTTGACAAATCAGAAATAATTTAGTATAGTTTCTGAACGAGTCGTTGTTGACAACATGAGCAATTATGTGATTGAAGCGTATTGTGATCTCTTAATAAAGAGGAGTCATTATGGTAACACCAATTCCTGTAACTACACGTGAAACGGTTCATGAACTTTTGACTATGTGGGGTATTGATGTGGTGTTTGATCAAACACAACCAGATCGAGAATTAGCTCGTATTGGTACTTTACACAGTAAGTATCTGACGATTCTCTCTGAACATCGTTTAGCTATGAAAGTGGTTGAACAAAAATATTATCGTATTCGTAAACTCAAATGGGAATACTATACCGGTAAACTAAATGGGGACAAAGCAACACTAGAGAAGTATGGATGGGAACCATTTATGTTCACACTAAAATCAGAAATTCCCTCTTATCTCGAAGCAGATAAAGATTTGCAACTTTTGATGACACAAAAAAGTTTACATGAAGAAATTGTGGAAGTGTGTCAATCGATTCTTAAAGAACTACAATCTCGTACGTATCAAATTAAAGACTTCATCACCTGGCAACGCTTTATTCAAGGCGTCTAAGATTCACTCACTAAATACTGATATGGAGTATTTATGATGGATCTTGTGATCACAAAACATAGCGAAGTCTATATCAAAATACAGTGTGATAGTGGGATTGCACAAGAACTGCATGAATATTTCTCTTTTTGGGTGCCAGGATTTCAGTTCACTCCACAATTTCGACGAAAGCTTTGGGATGGCAAAATTCGACTCTTTGACACTCGAAGTAATCTGCTTTATCATGGGCTAGTCCCTTATGTTGAAAAGTTTTGTCATGATCGCAACTATACGTATCATCTAGATACGTTAGTGGTTCTGACTGAAAATTGGTCTGAACAAGAAGCGCATACCTTTATTCAGTCACTATCGCTTCCCGAACAATTTCAACTTCGTGACTATCAATTTAATACGCTTGTTCAAGCAGTCCGCAATCGTCGTCAATTAATTGTATCACCAACAGGCTCAGGTAAATCTCTCATTTTATATTGTTTGATTCGGTATTTTCTTTTTCGTGATTTACATCACATTCTTGTGGTGGTTCCCACAACTAATCTTGTTGAACAACTAACGTCTGATTTTCAATTATATGGATGGGATGTAAATCAATTTGTCCATAAACAATATGCGGGTAAAGAAAAAACAACACAGAAGCCTGTAACGATTACCACCTGGCAATCCATTTATGAATTTCCTGCGTCATACTTTGAACAATTCGATGTTGTATTGGGAGATGAGTGTCATCTGTTCAAAGCTAAATCGTTGCAAAGTATTATGACTAAATTGACTCGGACACTCTTTCGTATTGGCACCACTGGCACATTAGATGGCACTAAGACTAATCGATTGGTGTTAGAGGGCGCATTTGGACCCGTGTATGAAGCAACCAAAACCAAAGACTTGATGGAACGCGATACATTAGCAAATATCAACATCAAAGCTTTGATTCTTAAATATGATGTCAACACATGTCAGCAATTAAAATCTTCTACCTATCAAGAGGAATTGGATTTTGTCGTACAACACCCCAAACGTAATCGATTTGTTGCCAATCTTGCGTTATCATTGATGGGCAATACATTAATTCTTTTTCAATTTATTGACAAGCACGGAGAATTATTATATAATCTTATTCGTGATTTGTCACCTAAACGCGAGGTGATGTATGTTCATGGAGGCGTGGAAACCGATGAACGTGAACGTATTAGACGATGTATTGATCAATCGTCTCATGCTATAGTATTGGGATCGGCTGGTACATTCAGTATTGGTGTTAATATTCCCAATCTACACAATATCATATTTGCCTCACCATCAAAGTCACGTATTCGTGTGCTTCAGTCAATAGGTCGTGGTCTTCGAAGAACGGATGAAAAAAATTTGATGACGTTATTTGATATTGCTGATGATCTACGAACTGGTAAGACAATGAATTATTTGCTCGAACATTATGTAGAGCGTCTGAAGATTTATGATGACGAACAATTTTCCTATCAACAATATTACATTGATTTAAGCACATGATATCTACATCTGCATCTTTTGTCGCAATATTACGACTCACCACCGGTGAAGATATTATTGGACTTATCTCAGAAATAAAAACTGAGTATCAAGTGATCAATCCTTTCAAGGTGATTTTTCGTCGTTTGAACGCTGAGAATCAAGTGGGATTGTTGATCGTGCCTTGGTTACTTGATGAATTGCTCGACGAACACACAACAGTGATTTCGAAATCACAAGTAGTTTGTATTATGACACCCAAAAAAGAATTTATTGATTATTATTATCGTATCAGTGATGATTTTTATATGCGATTGATCAACTTGGATAGTATTTTTCGTAAACAGTTGTTGAATCTTAAATACAACTCACCAACGATTGAATCAATGTTTCGAGATATGATAAATAAGTCATCTAATATTAATTTTTCTGATCACAATTCTCGTCAAGCTTGTCGCAATAAAGATGAAGATGAAGATGAAGACGAAGAAAATGATGACAATACTCCTACGTTTCATTAATATGATGTATGAGTGAACATTATATTTCAAATATCACTTTATTTGAGGCTTTACTTCAATATCAAAAGGCGGTTCGCCGCGCCAAACGTCTTCATCAAGAACGTCCTGTTCTTCCCGATTATATCGGAGCTTGTTTTTTGAAAATCGCAGATCGACTATCACGCAAACCCAATTTCTACTCGTACACGTTTCGCGAAGAAATGGTTATGGATGCAGTAGAAAATTGTGTGTTGTATGTTGATAACTTTGATATGAAAAAATCCAGTAATCCTTTTTCATATTTCACTCAAATTATTTACTATGCGTTTTTACGGCGTATTCAACGCGAAAAGAAGCAACTTTATTTAAAGTATAAACTGGCAGAAAAACTCATCGTGACGCAAGAGTTTAATCAGTCAGAAGACAAAACACCCTCAAATCAAGGTGAGTTGTACACCAACATAGCCGAATATATTGATACCTTTGAAAGGAAAATTGAAGCTAAGAAGTCCAAAAAGCGAGGATTAGAATTATTTGTGGAGGACGAATGAAACTGGCTCTTGTGACGGACACTCATTTTGGTGCTCGTTCAGATTCTCCCCAGTTTAATGCGTTCTTCTTTAAGTTTTGGGAAGACACCTTTTTCCCCTATTTGAGTGCGCACCAGATTAAAACTGTAGTGCATCTTGGAGATGTGATGGACCGACGCAAGTTCATCAATCATTATATTGCGAATGAGTTTCAAACACGGTTTATCAAACGCCTCTATGACGAGGGTATTGACACACATATTATCATTGGAAATCATGACTGTTTCCACAAAAACACAAATCGTATTAATTCTATTCAAAATCTCTGTGGCACCTATGATGGATTGCATGAGCCGTGGATTTATGTGGATCCTGCTGTAGTTAGTTTTGATGGCGTAGAAATATTATTTTTGCCGTGGATTTGTGACGAGAATCGTGACCGCTCGTTAAAATTAATTCGTGAAGCTCCGGTATCCTTAGTCATGGGTCACTTAGAGATTGCCGGATTTGAAATGGACAAAGGGTTGATGTGTCTTGATGGATTGTCTGCGGATTTGTTTAATCGATTTGAACTCGTACTCTCAGGGCATTTTCATCATCGATCTACAAAAGGTCCGATTCACTATCTAGGCAATACGTATGAAATTACATGGGCAGATTATAACGATCCTCGTGGGTTTCATATCTTTGATACAGACACACGAACTTTGACTTTTGTTCCGAATCCATATAAAATGTTCTATAAACTTTTGTACGATGATACCACTCAAACGTTTGACACATGGAATGCGTGTGATTTCTCAATGTACAAAGAGACTTGTGTCAAAGTAGTTGTCAAACAAAAAACCAATCCATATTTGTTTGATTCCATCTTGGATAAACTCTATGCGTCTAGCCCACTTGATGTGTCAATTGTGGAAAACTATTTACCCGTGTCTGACCAGATTGAAGACGCCATAATTGATCAAGCAGAAGATACGATGACAATTCTCAGTAAATATATTGATGGATTGAAAATGGATGTAGATCCTAAACAATTAAAAGAGTTTATGCACAATCTCTATCAGGACGCCCTCGCCTCGGAACGTTCAGTATGATTACACTCCAATCTGTCAAGTGGCGCAATCTTCTCTCTACGGGAAATGCGTTTACTGAAATTCCGCTAACCGCACATAATCATACGCTGGTTGTTGGTGAAAACGGATCGGGCAAATCAACGCTCTTAGATGGAATTTGCTTTGGGTTATTCAATCGCCCGTTTCGAAAGATCAATAAACCCAGTCTCGTCAATTCCATTAATGGTCGTGACTGTATTGTTGAAGTTGCACTGACGATTGACAATATTGCCTATCGTATTGTGCGCGGAATTAGACCAAACATCTTTGAAATTTATCAAGATGGCGTATTAATCAATCAGGATGCAGAATCGCGGGATTATCAAGAGTATCTTGAAACCACAATTCTGAAAATGAACTATAAATCTTTTACACAAATCGCCGTCTTGGGGTCCGCCTCATTCACTCCTTTTATGCAATTGTCTAGTTCGGAGCGACGTGCCATTATTGAAGATTTATTAGATATTCAGATTTTCTCCACTATGAATTCGTTATTGAAAGAACAATTCGCGACTAATAAAGAATCATTGATGACAAATAAGTTAATATTAGAATCATCACAAGAAAAGGTGGAGTTACAAAAGAAACATGTTGCGACATTATCAGAAAATCAAGAACGTATTGCGGAATCGTTGCGCCATGAACGCACCGACCATCTCGCGCAAATCGCCAAGTTTGAACAATCAATTCAAACCACCGCTGAACGTCTTGGTGAAGTGATTGCATCGCTAGACGACAAACGGGATTTGCAAACGAAATTAACCAAACTAATGAAACTTGAAGCCCAGATCAGACACACGCTTGGTAAACAACACAAGTCCTTGACCTTTTTTGAAGAACACGAAAACTGCCCGACATGTGAACAGAAAATTGAACGAGCTTTTCGTGATGAACAAATCATTAGTCTTCGAAAAAAGACGGCTGAATCGTGCGATGGTATTCAGAAACTGGAACATAAAGTTGCCGCGCTAAAAGATCAGCTGGCGCATGTTGAGGGGGTAGAACAGACGGTGCGATCACTAGAATCTGATATGGCATCTTGGAAACAATCAATTGAACAGATTCAACAGTGGATTCGTGGCATTGATACGAAATTGACCACGTTGGAATCCACACAAAATTCATCAGCTAACGAAACACAACAACTACGCATCTATGAACAGTCTGTGGTGGACTTAACAGCGGCTCGTCAAGTATTACTGACTGACAAGCAATATTGTGATGCGGCTGCGTTGTTATTGAAAGATACAGGAATTAAAACCAAAATTGTTCAGCAATACTTACCAGTAATTAACACACTTGTTAATAAATATCTTTTAGCACTGGATTTTTCTGTGAATTTTATGTTGGATGAATCTTTTACGGAAACGATTAAATCGCGATATCGAGACGAATTTCAATATGCTTCGTTTAGTGAAGGTGAGAAGCAACGCATTGACATGGCATTGATGTTGACATGGCGAGCAGTTGCCAAACTCAAAAACTCTATGAATACCAATTTATTGATTTTGGATGAAGTCTTTGATTCGTCATTGGATACGACTGGTGCAGAAGAACTTCTTAAGATTTTAGCCGTCTTAGAGGGTACTAATGTGTTTGTAATTTCTCATCGAGGGGATGTGTTGCAGGATAAGTTTCAACATGTCATTCGATTTCGTAAACTTCATAACTTCTCACAGGTGGTGACATGAGTGAAGTGTTGACCTTTAATACAACGGCTGATACGCTCACAGAATTCAAACCGTTGCTGTTGTACAATGAAAAGAATCCACTGTTAAAAATGAAATTGCCGATATTTGATTTTTCTGCTCCACCAGTAAATCCGCAGATACTTGCCAAACACCTTCAAGTGACCATGAAGCATTATCATGGATTGGGATTAGCGGCGAATCAAGTTGGTCTACAGTATCGTGTGTTTGTGCTGGAAGGTGATATTGTTTGTTTTAATCCGCGCATTGTGTCAACATCAGACTTAATGACTCATGATAGCGAAGGGTGTTTATCGTTTCCAGGATTGTGGTTGCGTGTTTATCGACCAGCACAGATTTCTGTGAAATATTATGATGCATCAGGGCAGTTGCAACAACAAGAATTTTCTGGCATTACCGCTCGCTGTTTTCAACATGAATTGGATCACATGAATGGTATTCTGTATACTGAATTAGTAGGACCTTTGACACTTCAAATGGCACGAAAGAAACAGCAGAAGTTATTCAAAAAGATTGAGCGAATTAAAACCTTTAAGATAAAATAAAATTATTACGGAGATTCGTTATGGAAATTCAAGTCAAGGTTGAAGAGTTGCGTAAACACAAATTGTTTGTGGCAACGCCTATGTATGGCGGTCAATGCCATGGCATGTATATGAAATCGTGTTTGGATCTTCAAACCACGATGTCGCGGTATGGTGTAGATATGCGCTTTTCGTTTCTCTTCAACGAATCGCTCATCACGCGAGCAAGAAATTATTTGGCGGATGAGTTTCTACGATCCACGGGATTCACACATCTTCTCTTTCTTGACTCTGATATTCATTTTGAACCCAAGGATGTCCTTGCCTTGTTAGCATTAGATCGCGACATTATTGGCGCTCCCTATCCCAAGAAAGCAATCAATTGGAGTAACATTGTCGCTGCTGTTAAAAACCATCCAGACATCGACCCCAAAAATCTTGAGAATGTGGTGGGTGAATATGTGTTTAATGTCGTTAAAGGAACGTCACAATTTCATGTCTCAGATCCATTAGAAGTGATGGAAATCGGCACCGGCTACATGATGATTAAACGTCACGTATTTGAGAAGTTTGCTGAGTCTTATCCTGAATTTCGATATAAACCAGATCATGTCGGGCAAGCTAACTTTGATGGGACACGATATATTCATGCATATTTTGATACGGTGATTGATCCTGAAAGTCAACGATATCTAAGTGAAGATTATATGTTTTGTCAGTGGGCGCGAAAGATTGGGTTTCAAGTTTGGTTGTGTCCGTGGATGCGCGCCCAACACGTGGGCACCTATGCGTTTAGTGGGAATATGCCAAAGATTGCGGAACTAACTGGTCGCTTGTGAGGAGGTGAAGTATGAAACTTATAGTGGGATTGGTGGGGTTTAAAGGATCAGGCAAAGATACCGCTGCCAATATATTTGTCTCGCGTGGATTTACGAAAGACTCGTTTGCGGCTCCCATAAAAGATGCGGTCGCGCAAATCTTTTCATGGGATCGCGAATTGATTGAGGGAGCAACAGAAGAATCTCGTGCTTGGCGTGAGATACCAGATTCGTATTGGTCTGCTGCTTTTGGGTGCGATGTCCTGCCTCGTGTGGTGTTGCAGAAATTTGGAACAGAATCGATGCGGGATGTATTTCATGACGATATTTGGGTGAAATCATTGATGCGCCGAATTCAAACATCTTCACGTCAAAAGTTTGTGGTGTCGGATGTGCGATTTGAAAATGAAGTTCAAGCCATTCAAGAACTGGGTGGTATCATTGTTCGTATTCGTCGCGGCAATGAACCGACATGGTTTTTGACAGCGGAACAAGCCAATCGAGGAAATCAGGATGCAATTCAGACGATGATTGATTTAAATGTTCATCGGTCAGAATGGGATTGGATTGGTTGTGAGTTTGATTATGTTATTGATAATAATGAAACGATTCATGCATTTCAACAAAAGGTGCTTCAAATACTTGACAAGCACACGGTTTTGGTTTAATATAGTTTGTGTTGTGTTTTTTAACCATTTATTATGAGGTGAGTTATGTCCGTTCAGTTATCTCCGGCAACCATTGAAGTCTTAAAGAATTTCGCATCCATCAATTCTGGATTGATGTTTCGCGAAGGCAAAAAGCAGCGTACCATTTCCCCCACCAAAACAGTGTTCGCAGAAGTCCAGCTAGAGGAAAACATTCCGTCATCTTTTGGCATCTATGATCTGAACAACTTATTGGCGGTGTTGACATTTGACAGTGCACAAACTCCTGCGGTGTCATATCAAGAATCCAATTTGATCGTCAAGATTCGCGATACCGAAACCACTAAATTTCGGTGTTGTGAAGAAAAGATGTTGGTTACGCCACCCGCTAAAGAACTTGATTTGGGTACACCAGATGTAGAATTTGATTTGTCTGAAGAAATGCTATCGCGAATTTTGAAAGCCACTTCTATTTTGAGTGCGCCGCATATTGTTGTGGAGGGTGATGGCTCGGTTCTCAGTTTAACTGCCATTGATGTGAACAACGATTCGTCAAATCAATACTCGATTGAAGTTAATAAGACATCTCAAATCTGTCGAATGGTCTTTCGCACAGAGAATTGGAAAATGATGCCAGGCGCATATCGTGTCAAAATTTCCTCGAAGGGTATTGCGAAGTTTGAAAATCCTACGCGGAAATTGACGTATTGGCTGGCTTTGGAAGTTGGCTCAAAGACACAGAAGTAGTGGGCGATATGGGTGGAGCGATGCTCCATTCAATTTTATAATGATGGAGTGATTATGATAGCCAACACAGATCATTTTCTGTTTGTTGAGAAGTATCGTCCACAGACGATTGATGAGTGTATCCTACCAGATCGGTTGAAAGTTCCGTTCAAGGAATACGTCAAACAACACAAAGTTCCTAATTTGCTGCTCTGTGGTGGTCCTGGCGTCGGGAAAACGACCGTAGCCAAAGCAATGGCACGAGAGATCGATTCCGATATGCTTGTGATTAACGGATCAGACGAAAGTGGCATTGATGTTTTCCGCACGAAAATCAAGCATTATGCGTCATCAATGTCGTTGGGTGGTGGGCGCAAAATCATTTTGATTGATGAAGCGGATTATTTGAATCCGAATAGTATTCAACCCGCTTTGCGTAATGCGATTGAAGAATTTTCTACCAACTGTACATTTATCTTCACCTGCAATTACAAGTCTCGTATCATTGAACCGCTTCATTCTCGTTGCGCGGTGATTGATTTTACTTTACGCAATGGTGAAAAACAGAAAATGGCTGCTGCCTTTTTCAAGCGAGTGCAGACCATTCTCAAGTCTGAAACAATTGCGTATGACGAGAAAGTGGTTGCTGAACTCATCACCAAGTATTTTCCTGACTTTCGCCGTGTTCTAAACGAACTTCAGCGATATTCACAATTCGGAAAGATTGATGTGGGCATTCTCACGCAACTGGGTGATATTGCCATTCAAGAATTGGTGGAAATGCTGAAGAGAAAAGATTTTAGTTCCATGCGAAAGTGGGTTGCGACTACCAATCCTGATTCAGTCACACTGTTTCGTCGAATCTATGATGGACTGGCGGAACATATGAAGCCTGCATCTATTCCGCAGATCGTAGTGTTGCTGGCAGATTATCAGTACAAGTCAGCGTTCTGTGCGGACCAAGAAATCAACAATGTCGCAGCCTTGACTGAAATCATGATTACTGCTGAGTGGGTTTAAAATGACACAATCTCAGATCAATCCTTTTGATTACGTCAAGCAGATTACTCAGGGTAAGAAGGATTTGATGGTAGACGAGATCACAGAGAAAGCCTATGTGCCCTTTCTCACGAATCGTTCACTCTCATATCATCTAGATTGTGTGATGTTTGCGAATGAAATGAATCGTCGCCACCACCTAGATAAGAAATTACAATATTCTTATCTTATAAATACAGTAAGAGGTCGAAAACGACCCTATGTTAAGTGGAGTAAAGCGGAGATACCTGACGATTTGGAATGTGTGAAATTGGTGTACGGCTATTCCAATTCTAAAGCCCGTCAGATTCTTTTCCTTCTAACTCCTGAACAATTAGCAGATTTGAGAAAGATCACTGATATAGGTGGAGCGACAAAATGACAGATTTATCAACGTTTTTAGAAATACGTTTGAAATCTGAAGAAGACTTTTTGAAAGTACGCGAAACCCTGACTCGTATCGGAGTTGCTTCTCATAAAGATAAATCACTCTATCAATCTTGCCATATTCTTCACAAAAAAGGCAAATACTATCTGGTCCATTTCAAGGAAATGTTTTTGCTTGATGGCAAGAATTCTGATATTAGTGATGCTGACTACGCTCGTCGGAATGCGATTGCGAAATTATTGGAAGAGTGGGGATTGATTGAAATTGTGGTTCCTGCTCAGATTGTGGGCAATCTTGCACCACTACATCAAATCAAGATTATTCCCTTTAAAGAAAAGCATGATTGGATTCTGACTCCAAAATATACTATCGGAAAAAAGTCAATTAAAACTTGACTTTTTGTCTTTTTAGTATTATATTAGAGTAGTATGAATACACTGCATGGCTCATGGTGAGCATGCAGTATGTATTTCTCGCTTAACCAAGGAGGATGTTATGACAGTTGGTCATTTATCTTTTAGTCCGTTACTTCCCACCACGGTCGGTTTTGACCGGTTTTTTGACTCGTTTGAGCGTCTGCTTCAATCAGACATTCAACCTGCAAAATTTCCGCCACACAATATCGTGCGGAAAGATGATTATCATTTCGTGATTGAAATGGCAGTTGCAGGATTTGAATACAAAGAGATTGATTTGACACTCAAAAATTCTACTCTGACTGTTCAGGGATTAAAAGAGCCGAAAGACGACGATAAAACTGATTATGTTTATCGTGGGATTGCGAATCGGTCCTTTGTGAAAACTTTTCAACTCGCAGATTCTGTGGAAGTGCGCAATGCGTCACTGATTAATGGAATGTTGAGAATTGAATTAGAAAATGTCGTGCCGGAATCTCGTAAGGCGCGGAAAATTTCGCTCACAACTGCTTCATCGCAGTTATTGAACGAATAACTTCACACGTTCGAGGTTGGGCGATTGAATTGTCACCGTAAGGTGTACGTTCCTAGCACACACTAGGATAGATCGCCCACTTTCTTTTTTATGAGGAGATGATGATGCCTTGTGATATGTCTCATGATGTCAAAACTTTTCAAGTCGCATGTGATCAGTTAAAGCAAGTCGAAGTTGACGCATCGTTGTATTACAAACTTATTCTTGAAGAATTCCATGAATTAACAGATGCATCCATTCGTATTGAAGAACTGGATGCATGTATGGATTTGATTTGGGTTATTTTGGGATATTGTCATGCGAAAGGTTATAATGTAGAAGGTGCATGGAATGAAGTTGTTCGATCCAATATGAGTAAGATTGATCCCGTTACGGGAAGAGTTTTAAAACGCAATGACGGAAAAATTCTCAAGCCCAAAACTTTTAGCCCACCCAATCTTCAACCATTTATTTAAGGAGTAGATTATGATAGATGTGAAATGTGTTACAATGAAGGGGATCATGCACACACTTATGGCGCAGATCTCTGATGACGGTATTGGTCAACTGATACTCAAAAATCCTGTGATGGTGATTACTGTTCCTCCTCGCACATCATCGGATACTTCTTCTATTGCGATTGCTCCTTTTCTCAATTACACTAAAGAATTTTCTAGTGGTATTACCATTAAACGAGATGATGTGTTAACTATTACCACCCCCGTCACAGAATTGCTCAATCAATATAATTCAATCTTTGGTTCGGGAATTGTTCTCGCTTCTGCGCTCACACACTAATTGACGCGCACTATGACGTATTACACTAACGTCCGTTGTATCGGATCCACTTTGTATTATCGTGGTGTCCGCGATGGGCAGCACATCAAGGAACGGCGCGAGTATTCGCCTGTGTTGTTTTTGCCCTCAACTAATCAACACAGCGAATTCCGCACACTTGAGGGGACCCCCGTTGAACCGAAATTCTTTGATAAGATTCGAGATGCGCGAAATTTTCTCAATCAATATAAAGATGTGACGGGATTTACGATTTACGGGCAAACGCGATTTGAGTATACCTATATTTCAGATGAACATCCCGAAGCGGTGATTGAGTGGAATGTCAATAATATCGTCATTGCCTTTCTTGATATTGAAACCGGTTCAGAGAGTGGATTCCCTGAGCCACGCACAGCAGACTGCCCCGTCACAGCAATTACCGTCAAACTTTCCAACTCACCCAATTATTATGTTTGGGGAACGGGCGTTTTCAACAACACACAAGACAATATTTTCTATCGGCATTGTCTCAATGAACGCGATCTCTTAGAGAACTTTTTACAATTCTGGATAGAAGCTGAACCTGATGTTGTTTCGGGATGGAATATCAAGAGCTTTGATATTCCGTATCTCTATCGCCGTGTGTGTAAACTCTTTGGCGAGTCAATGGCTAAACGACTCTCGCCGTTTGGAGTGGTGCTGGAAGATGAAGAGCAGTTCTATCAAAAAAACGTTATCACCTATGATCTCGTGGGCATTGCTACACTGGATTATCTTCAGTTGTTTCGTAAGTATGCTCCCAATGCTTCTCAAGAAAGTTATAAACTGGATCATATTGCGTTCGTAGAACTCAAACAGAAAAAACTTTCATTTGATGAATATGAAACACTACATCAACTTTACAAACTCAATCATCAAAAGTTTATTGAATACAACATCAAAGACGTCGCATTGGTCGAGCAACTCAACGCCAAGGGGCGTCTCATTGAGATGGCATTGACACTTGCCTATGATAACAAAGTAAATTATGAGGATGTCTTTACGCAGGTTCGAATGTGGGATGTTATTTGTTACAATCACTTGCGCGCAAAGAATATTGTTGTGCCTCCTGGTGTCAAACAAGATAAGACATTTTATGAGGGTGCGTATGTCAAAGACCCTCAAATTGGATTGTTTGAGTGGATTGTTTCATTTGACTTAGCCTCACTGTATCCACACTTGATTATGGAGTATAATCTATCACCTGAAACTTTGCGAGTAATTCCTGAACTTTCCTCCATGACTTCTGCAGCAACAGTTGAGACGCTCTTAAATCAGACTGTGGCAACAGCCGACCTCAAGGCACATCGAGTGACGATCACACCGAATAAACAAACCTTTTCCACAGAAAAGCAGGGATTTCTGCCTGAGATTATGGATCGTATGTTTAAGGATCGCTCACTCTATAAGACAAAAATGCTTGAAGCGAAAAAGCAATTGGAAGCCTTGAAGAAAGATCCCAAAGCACCTCCGGCACGTATTCAACAGCTAGGGTATGAGATTTCTCGATATAACAATCTACAATTGTCTAAGAAAGTGGGATTGAACTCAGCGTATGGCGCGATGGGAAATAACTATTTCAGATTCTATGATATTCGTATTGCGGAAGCCATCACACTTTCTGGGCAATTATCTATTCGCTGGATTGAACGAACTCTGAATCAATATTTAAATCAGTTGCTCAAGACGCAGCATGTAGATTATGTAATTGCGATTGATACTGATTCGGTGTATTTGAATCTTGGACCACTAGTTAAGAAATTGTCTACTCCTGGAATTTCTAAAGATAAAATTGTCTCAACCCTAGATCAGTTTTGTCAAGAGAAAATTCAACCACAAATTGATCGCTCATATCAGAATCTTGCGTCTTATGTCAATGCGTATGCACAAAAAATGCAGATGAAGCGCGAGGCGATTGCTGATCAAGCCATTTGGACAGCGAAAAAGCGATATCTGATGAATGTCTATGATCTTGAAGGTGTCCGATTCTCTGAACCACAATTGAAGATTCAGGGCTTAGAGGCGATTAAGTCTTCGACGCCATCTGCTTGTCGTGAAAAAATTAAAGAAATCTTGAATTTGATTTTTTCTGGCAATCAATCTGCGGTGATTGAATTTATTAATACGTTTCGTCAAGAGTTTAAAACGTTTCCAGCACAAGAAGTATCGTTTCCTCGTTCAGTCAATGGATTGTCTAAGTATAGAAGGGCAACACGAATATCCAACACGATTGCGTCTGATGATGATCTCTTGAAAGCCAAGGGCACACCGATTCATGTAAAAGGTGCCTTGGTGTATAATCATCAATTGATTCAGGATCATCTGGAAACGCAATATGAAACGATTCAAGAGGGCGAAAAGATTAAGTTTGTGTATTTGAAAGAACCCAATCAATTTCGTTCTTCTGTGATTTCATTCATTCAACAGCCGCCCAAACAGTGGAAACTAGAAACAATGATTGACTATGACACGCAGTTTGAGAAATCATTTGTGGAACCTCTCAAAATTGTCTTAGACGCTATTGGGTGGAAAACAGAAGAAACACAATCCCTTGAAGGATTTTTCGCATGATTTTCTTAGTGATATTATTTGTCACTGCTATTCTACTCTCTAGTGTAGCTGCGTATTATTCAGTGCTAGGTTTGGTTCAGATTTTTCCTGGTGCATTTTGGTCAATTGTCATTATGGGATCGACACTGGAACTTGCCAAACTAGTGACAGCATCTTGGCTCTATCGTAATTGGACACAGATTCATTGGGTCTTGAAAAGTTATTTTACTGGTGCTGTTCTTATTTTGATGTTAATTACCTCTATGGGTATTTTTGGATTTCTATCATCTGCCCATCTTCAAACAGTTTCGGTCACATCCTCTACGACGATTCAAATTCAATCGTTGGAAGCGCGAGAACAACTGTTACAGAAACGCATGAATTTTGTATTGAAACAGACAGAGCGTCCTGAGGGCCCGACTCCACAAGAATCGCGTGAACTTCAACGCATTCAAAAACAACTAGAGAATATTGGCACAGCCAAATTACCACTCAAGCAATCCGAAAATAAACTAATGGCAGAAATTGGACCTATTCGATATGTGGCAGAACTTCTGTATGATCGAGCCGAGTCAACTTTTATCGACAAAGCGGTGCGAGTGGTTATTCTTATGATTATTGTGGTTTTTGATCCGCTGGCTATTTTGTTACTGATTGCTGTAAATATGGGATTGTTACACAAAGAAAAATTTGATTTTACCCCCTCATCGAGTGTAGAATCAAGTATATTAGTTCCGAAATCAAATATTGTTACATTTCATTGAGAGGAATACCGTATGAATCTTCTTGATCAATTCAAGAAAAATACCACCATTGATGCTGCGTCCGTCTTATCCACATCAAAATTTTTCACCGATCATGATATGATCCAAACGGATGTCCCGATGATAAACGTGGCATTGTCTGGACGGTTGGGGGGTGGATTGACACCTGGTCTGACAGTTTTTGCTGGTCCTCCAAAACACTTTAAAACGTGCTTTGCCCTTCTCATGGGCGCAGCCTATCAAAAGAAGTATGAGGATAGTGTCATTTTGTTTTATGATTCTGAATTTGGTTCGCCACAGGGATACTTCAAGACGTTTGGTATAGATACTGAACGAGTATTTCATACACCCATTACGGATGTAGAACAACTCAAGCACGATATTATGAAACAACTGGAGGGCATTCAATCAAAAACCAGAGTGATAATTATCGTGGACTCGCTTGGGAATCTTGCTTCTAAGAAAGAAGTGGAGGATGCACTAGAGGGCAAAAGTGTGGCTGATATGACTCGCGCCAAAGCCGTGAAGTCTTTGTGTCGAATGGTAACGCCACATCTTCGTATTAAAGATATTCCGATGTTGATCGTCAATCATACTTATAAAGAGATTGGATTGTATCCCAAAGATATTGTCTCTGGGGGTACAGGTGTGATGTATTCGTCTGATACTGTCTGGGTCATCGGTCGCCAGCAGGATAAAAATGGCACAGAACTCACTGGATATAATTTTGTGATTAATATTGAAAAATCGCGCTTTGTCCGTGAAAAATCTAAAATTCCAATTACTGTATCTTTTGAGGGTGGGATTCAACAGTATTCAGGATTATTGGAAGTAGCGATTGAGGGTGAATTTGTCACCAAGCCGTCTCCTGGGTGGTACCAGAAAAGGGGTGAAAAATCCAAGGTTCGTTTTGAAAACACACAAACAACAGAATTTTGGAAGGACATTCTTGAAGATGAAGCATTTGAAAATTATATTCGCAAACGGTATGAAGTGGCTTACGGATCGATTCTCCCACGCTACAACACCGAAGAAAATTCTGAATAAAGATTATCGTATTACTGAGGATGAAACTGGGCAATCGATTGAAGTGCTTACTGGACCGTTTTCGGGTATGTGTTATCGCTATCGGTGGTCCTATCTAACAGAATCGGAGGGGTTTGCGACATTACATTTTGCTACAGAAATCTTGACAGACCCCTCATTTATAGGGTATACTCAAGAATTTCATACGACAGCGGGTGATATTCTCTGTTCCTTACTTGATAACAAGGAGTTGCATGACTCGTCTCGAACACATTATTCTGCGCCACTTAGCGTTTGATGAATCTTACTCGCGAAAAGTTTTGCCGTTTCTCAAAGAAGACTATTTTCTTGAAAAGTCTGAAAAGGTTTTATTTCAGATTATTGCGAACTTTCTAGAGAAATACAAAACTACACCTACTTATGAAGCTTTGATTATCTCCATTACGGAGCAGACGCAATTCAGAGAGGATGAGCTTCAACACATTTTGGATCTCCTCTCAACCCTACACGAACATCGTCAAGACGAGACGAATCGTGATTGGTTGATTGCTCAAACCGAATCGTTCTGTCAGGACAAAGCAGTTTACAACGCAGTATTAGAATCAGTCGCGATTCTTGAGAACAAGAAAGATCGCCGCGCAAAGGGTGAAATTCCTGAGTTACTCAAGAAAGCTCTGGGTGTGTCGTTTGATCCACACGTGGGGCACGATTATATTGAACAATCGGATCAACGATATGAGTTTTATCATAAGAAAGAGGAACGTATTCCATTTGATCTTGATTTCTTTAATCGAATTACTGGAGGTGGATTACCAAAAAAGACATTAAATGTTGCGTTGGGTGGAACCAATGTTGGAAAAAGTTTGGTCATGTGTCATATGACTTCTGCGTGTCTTTCGGCGGGATACAATGTCTTGTATATCACGCTAGAGATGGCAGAAGAACGTATTGCAGAACGAATTGACGCAAATCTTTTGAATTTGGATTTGAATACATTAAAGAAGATTTCCAAAGCAGATTATGAACGCAAGTTTCAATCCTTACGCTCGCGAACACACGGAAAGCTTATTATCAAAGAATATCCAACCGCCTCAGCCTCGGTGCTCCATTTTCGTGCGTTGATCAATGAACTACAATTGAAAAAGAATTTTCGCCCTGATATTATTTTTGTGGACTATATCAACATTTGCACCTCATCTCGCGTCAAGCCTGGTGCCACGATCAATTCCTATACCTACATCAAGTGTATCGCGGAAGAATTGCGTGGACTAGCAGTGGAGTTTGCCGTTCCGTTGATGAGTGCAACACAAACCACACGAAGCGGATTCGCAAATTCTGATCCAGATTTAACAGACACCAGTGAATCGTTTGGATTGCCAGCCACAGCCGATTTTATGTTTGCCCTGATTGTCACAGAAGAATTAGAACAACTCAATCAAATGATGGTCAAACAGTTGAAAAATCGATATGGTGATCCCACCATCAATAAACGGTTTGTGGTTGGAGTAGATCGTGCGAAAATGAAACTCTATGATGTGGAACACTCAGCACAACAGTTAAGTGATTCAGGAAAAGATAATAAAGATGCGCAGGAAGATCAGAAAAAGTCAAATCGATATTCGACATTGATTGTATAATGATTATTAGTAAATATTTGCCGTTATTGAAAACGCTGATAATAATTTTTCTGCTGCTGTTGTGCCCCTCTCCTCTAGAGGCGATGGAAAAACACGGCCGTCCACTTCCTACACTAAACGATCAACTAGACGAGAGTGCCACTTGGTTGAAAGGTTATCTACTAACTGCGACGTATCCATACAACCCAACCTTTGCCTCACGTCCCGACAACAGCGGACTGATAGGAATGCGGTATATGATTCACCTAGAAACCGATCTTATTGGCGACTATCTGCAGTTCTATACAGATCAAAACTTTTTCTCAGATCGTGGGAATGGTTTTATCGAGCTTTCCGAATGGACTAAGATTTTCACCTTCACCGGAACCGCTCGGCAATGGAATTGGCGAGTACAATATGAACAAGACGTGCCATTGGACAGGAAAGGCATCAAGCAGACTTACGCAGACGTACTTGTCAATTTTAACTTCACACCAAGTAATCAATATGATTGGTGGCGACAACGATTTCCTAATCAGAACTTAACCTTTTACATGGGTAACGGCTGGTTGTTTTATAATGAAAATCATTTTGCCCGTCCCGACAATACTGGGCAAGCTCTTTTTCGCTATGTTGCACATGGTGATCTTGATCTATATAAAAACCAAGTCATCATTTTTTTCGACACCAACTGGTTAACTGATCGGACAAAAAGCAACATGTTTACCCCAACTGAGTTAGACTGGATAATCGGTCTCGCTCTGCGATGGAATAATTACGAACTGTCTGTGTTACATGAACAGGACATACCGCTCGACCAAAATGGGCTGATTCAGAAATACATAGCGATTCAAATGCGCTATGAATTTAAATGGCTGAAATGAGCATCAGTATATGATGAGAACATTAAATGATTTTGTGTGTGAGTATTCGCAGTCACTGGAGTCGGATGTTTGTGCTCGTATTATTGAGCGATTTGAGAGTGATTCAGAACACCAACAGCAGGTGTTCTTAGCGGGGCATCGGTCATTCACGGAGATTAACATTAGTGTTGTTCCAACGTGGAAGGATATTCATGATTTATTGGTGAATAAGACAATAGATATGATTCCTCAGTATTGTAAGGATCTCAGTCTTAATTTACGACAGTTTCCAGAACAATATGGATTTGAACAGATTCGTCTTAAACGCTATCGTCCTCAGACCGGTGAAGAATTTCAATTGCATGTGGATGTAGGTGATCATTCATCCGCCCGACGATTTTTGGTCTGCTTTTGGTACTTGAATACCGTTGATGCGGGGGGTGAAACGGTGTTTCCTGATTTATCTCATGATGGATCAACGAGAATTGTTAAACCCCTACAAGGTACTTTATTGATGTTTCCACCGCTCTGGATGTTCCCTCATGCGGGGACCAAACCCATTAGTGAGACCAAGTATATTATTGGCACTTATCTGCATTATGTTTAAACTAAACATGCGCACAAAGAATAAGGTCGTTGGTGTGCAAAGATGATATTAAGTGAGATAGTAGATTATTTTGGTCAGCATCAAGATCAAAGAAAAATTCCTAATCTAACAAAAGAAGAATGGAATGCGCTGATTAGTAAGTATGAGAAAGATGACATCAGAGATTCTTTAGCTTCTTTTATAATAAAAGTGGGCACCGAGTTTCCATTGAAAATAATTCCCAAACAAGATATGTGTGAGTTGTTTTATGAGTTCTATAACACATCGATGGAAACGTTATACAAAGACTTTGATGTTGTATCGGAACGATATGACTACAAATATAAAGATACACCATTAGGTGTAATTGATAGGTCACATTATTACAATGATATTTCCGATTATTTTCAACAAATAAATCGTATGAAGTGCGGTTCAATTTATGAAGAATCACCGATGGAAATATGGTCTAATGAAGACAAGTTAGCAAAGATGAATTGGCACTTTTGGAGAGCTGGTGTTATGGAAGATAGTGGTATTGATGATGCCGTATTTCGAGAAGCATTCAGAATTGGCGCATATACTGCAACACAGTTCAAACCATCAGTTGCCAAAGCATTGTATGAACGTCATCGTGCAGAAAACATCTTAGATACCTCTTGTGGTTGGGGGGATCGGCTGGCTGGGTTTTATGGCACACCAAAAACCAAACTATATGTGGGGTGTGATCCAAACCCAGATGTGTTTGAAGTCTACAAAAAACAATGTGTAGAATATGAAAAAATTATTGGTGACACCCCACAACTCATTGAGCAAGAAAATTATTTTGAATGTCATGGGAAAAAGACAGTCAAGATTTGGCGTAAACCCTCAGAAGATGTAAATTGGTCGTTGTACACAGATACATTTGATTTGTATTTCACATCACCACCGTATTTTGAAACGGAACGGTATGCGTCTGATACTGATGCGGTATCTGACCAATCTTGGTCAAGATATAACTCATTTGACCGTTGGAAGTATGATTTTTTCTTTAAAGTGACAGAGATGGTATGGACGACAATTCGACAAAATGGGTTTATGATGATCAATATTATTGAACCGAAAGCAAAGAGTGGTGGGAGATTGAATCTGTGTGATGACATGGTAGACCATTTTGCTGCATTACCAGAATCCAATTATATTGGGAAGATTGGTATGCGTATGGTGGCAAGACCTGACGCAGAAAAACTGGAAAAGGTGTTCATTGAGCCGGTGTGGGTCTTTCGTAAGTCTAGTTCTGACTATGAATTCAACAAAAAGAGTACCCTAGAGGCATTTTTAACAGTATAAATATTCTAAGAAATTTATAGAGGTATGGGCGGGCAACAATGAACTTTACAGAATTTTTAACCGAGGGCAAAGAGGGTAAGAATGTTCACCTTGAGCATATTGAGGACGAAGTTCTTAATCGTGGCATCGCTGGTGCGCGTGAGGCGATTAATTTTCTTCGTTCTCTGCGCGATATGCTCTCCGGTGATGCAGATCGTCAGGTGAACATCACAACGAAGTGGGATGGTGCACCGGCGATTATCTGCGGCATTGATCCAGAAACCAAGAAGTTCTTTGTGGGGACCAAGTCAGTCTTTGCAAAAGCATCCAAGCTCAACTTTACAGATGCGGATATTGATGCCAATCACCCAAATCCTGGGTTAAATGACAAGTTAAAAGTTGCGCTACGACATCTTTCAGGACTTGGGATTAAAGGCATTCTTCAAGGTGATTTACTTTTTACCAAAGGGGACCTGAAGCCTGAAACGATTGAGGGTGTGAAATATTTCACATTTCAACCGAACACAATTGTATATGCGGTTCCTGCTAATTCCTCATTAGTGACACGAATGCGCGATGCTGAACTGGGAATTATCTTTCATACGTCCTATCAGGGAAAAACGATTAGTGATATGCAAGCCTCTTTCAATGTTGATATTTCAAATCTGAAGCAAACCAAGTCTGTCTGGTTTCGCGATGCTTCTTTTGTGGATGCAACAGGAAGCGCAAACTTCACTCAACAGGAAACCAATGAGATTACCGATGTGTTGAGTGGTGCGGGACGTTTGTTACACACAATTCCTCCACGATTTATGGGGCAATTGCTTGTTCAACAAAAGATCGTTGCTGCGCTAAAGAAGTTTCAGAATTCGCAAATTCGTTTGGGGCAGAGCATTGAGAAACCACCTCTGTTTGTCAATCAATTTATTCGAACATATGAAACTGAATTAAATCAAACTGTTTTGGGTGCGAAAAAGGCTGACACTAAAACTAATCGGACGAAAGAAAAAACACAGTCGATCAGTTTTTTGCGCGCCAACTATGCTTCATTAGTAGCAATAATTCAATTGATGAATTCGCTAGTTGAGGCAAAATTGCTTATACTCAGAAAGATTCAAGAAATAAAAAGTTTGGGAACGTTTTTACGCACAGATAACGGCTTCAAAGCAACTACACCAGAGGGATTTGTAGCAGTGAATTTAAAAAAGGGAAATGCTGTTAAATTGGTAGATCGTCTTGAATTTTCGAGAGCAAATTTTCAAACGACGAAAAATTGGGATAAATGAAACTCACAGAAGAAATCAAAACTGAAAGAGGTTTTTCATGGCAATAGATTTATCACAAATTATCAAAGAATACGACGATGACGCATTTGGATTTTCAGCTGTATCTGAGGAAGAATATAATAAAGCAATTTCAGATTCAGCTGACACTGTAGAGGAACTCAAGGAACGTCTTCAACAAGTCGAAAAGATGGTGATGCCGTTCTTGGTCAAGATGTTAAAAACATCAGACAAAGCCTATATCTATTGGCCGAATAGAAAGGCATTGTTAGAGGATCAAATTAAAAAGATTCTAACACTCACTAGAGCGTAGAAAGTTTAACTAAATATTCATAGAAGATAATGAGGTTATTATGGATCTTGTGATTGGTGCTATCACAGATTATTCTTTCCCACAAATCAAAACGTGGGTCAATTCGCTAGATCGCTGTGGATTCACTGGCGCGAAAGCGTTACTGTGTTACAATATTAAACTGGATGTTGTGAAGGAATTGTCTGAGCGTGGCTACATGATTCTGGCATTCCATCAAAACCCAGACACCAAAGATTTAACATATAACGGTGATTTCAATGTTGTGCGAGAGCGATTCTTGCACATGTGGTATTTTCTCAATAAGCTCGAAAACAAAACAGATTATCGTTATGTGATTGCCACGGATGTGAAGGATGTCGTGTTTCAGCGCAATCCTTCTGAATGGTTAGAACAGAATCTTATTGATCCATATAAGATTAACGTTGCATGTGAATCCATTCGCTATCGCGATGAACCATGGGGGCGAAACAATCTGTATAGATCATTTGGTTCTTTACTCTATGATTGTCACAAAGACAATTACATCTACAATGCGGGAACACTCTCTGGACGATTTTCATATATTTTAGACTTCTTTTTGAGTGTTTATCTCTCTTGTCTGGGTGCACCGATGCATGTGCCTGGTGGGGGTGGTCCAGATCAAGCGGCTGTCAACATTCTAATTCATACCGCTGCGTATCGAGATATCACTCGATTTACGGTAGCAAATGATGCGTGGGCTGCACAATTAGGCACGACGAAAGACCCCAATAAACTTCTAGAGTTTCAGTCGCATCTTCTGGAGGGGCAACCAATTCTTCAAGATGGAATGATTTGCACTGAACATGGTACACCCTTTTATTTGGTTCATCAGTATGATCGAGTCCCCGAATGGAAAACATTAATTGAGGAGACATATCAATGAAAAGTGAAAAAGAAATGACAAGAGCCGAACTTAATGAGATTGTGAATGAGTATCTTAGTTGCGGTGGCAAAATTAGACAATTTAAAGAAAATCAAAAAACAACGAATCGGCATGATCGAAACGAAGCTGAAATGGCAAAGGCTCTGGGTCATCCCAAACCTTCACTCAGCACATGTTATTAATCTATGAACATGACTTTTGCCATCACCACTGATTATGCGGATGATGGACGTTTAGATAAGATTGTTGAATCTATTCGTAGACTTCATATTCCGTATTATGAAATTCTCATTATTGGTCCTGGAAGAAACGGGCGCAATGGTGATGTGCGGTGTATTTCATTTGATGAATCTCTCAAGCCCGGATGGATTACACGAAAAAAGAATATTCTCTGTCAACAAGCAATATATGATATTATTGTTCTGATGCATGATTATTATGTGTTTGATAATGAGTGGTATAATGAATTCCTGCTTTTTGGTAGTGACTGGGACATTTGTTCCAATCAGCAACAACTGATCACGGGCGCGCGACATTTCACAGATTGGGTGATGTGGGATCATCCCACGATTCCACGATACACTCCTGTTGACTATGCTGAATGGGGTTTGACGAAGTACATGTATATTTCGGGAGGCTATTATTTACTCAAAAAGAATATCGCGCTGACATATCCTCTCAATGAGTCAATGCTATGGGGATCAGCTGAAGATATTGAGTGGTCCCTCAGAGTTCGCAACAAATGTAAAATTGTCTGTAATGGACATGCTATTGTCCGCCACAATAAGGTACATCGCGATGCCGCAAAAACTGCTCATTTTTGATCTTGATGGAGTGCTTATAGATTCTCGCGACGCGCACTTTGAAGCCCTCAATCATGCTCTGGGTGTCTTTGATCAAAAGTATGTGATTAGTCGGGAAGATCATTTGAGTGTTTTTGATGGGCTGCCCACAACAAAGAAACTAGAAATTTTAGCAGAGACGCGAGGATTGTCCCGTGAATTATTTGATGTCATATGGAAATCAAAACAAGAATTCACGATACAATTACTAGCACAACTGGGAATTAATAAAACCGCAATTAATATCGCAGAAGCATTGCGCCAGAGGGGATGGAAAATTGCTGTAGCAAGTAATGCTATTCAAAAAACTATTGTTACCGCATTAGATGCCATTCAACTTTTGCCGCATGTAGATTATATTGTCAGTAATGAAGAAGTTACGCGCCCCAAGCCCTTTCCAGAAATGTACTGGCGATGTATGACAGAGACGGGAGCGTTGCCCAAGCACACGGTAATTATTGAAGATAGTCATATTGGACGACAGGGTGCGCTTGATTCTGGGGCTCATTTATATCCTGTTGAGAATGTCGCAGATTTACAAGAGAATCAGTTCATGGCATGGATTGATGAATTTGAGGGGCAAGATCGCACGAAGCCTGTGCCATGGCGAGACAAGAAAATGAATGTCTTGATTCCTATGGCAGGAGCAGGATCACGATTTGCGGCGGCGGGATATACATTTCCCAAGCCACTCATTGAAGTGAACGGCAAACCTATGATTCAGCTCGTAGTAGAAAATCTGAACATTGATGCCAACTATATTTTCTTAGTGCAGAAAGAACACTATGAAAAATACAATCTGAAGTATCTGCTAAATCTGTTATCGGATAAAGTGACGATTGTACAAGTTGACGGTATAACGCAAGGTGCAGCTTGTACCACGCTCTTAGCCAAAGAGTTTATCAATACTGATAATCCTTTGGTGATTGCCAATTCCGATCAATATGTCAAGTGGAATTCCAATGAATGTTTGTATGCGTTTACGGCGGATGGCGTGGACGGCGGCATTCTCACATTCACGGCTACGCATCCGAAGTGGTCCTATGCGGCATTAGATGATCACGGATTCGTCAAAGAAGTGGCGGAAAAACGGCCCATTTCTAATATTGCCACCGTAGGAATTTACTACTGGCGCAAAGGGTCTGATTATGTGACATGCGCCGAACAGATGATTGAGAAAAACATTCGCTTTAATAATGAGTTTTATGTGTGCCCCGTGTTCAATCAAGCCATTGAAGCGGGGAAGCGTGTGCGGGTGAAATCGGTTCAAGAAATGTGGGGGCTGGGTACGCCTGAAGATTTACAGGTATTTCTTCAGCACCACAAATAAATGGAGTCGTAATGCATGTCTGGATTTTGACATTCAATCGTCCTCGGGCCCTCAATCGTCAAATTAATGCGTTTAAGGATTGGGCTGAAATCCACATCTTTTCAAATCATCCGAAGATTGAATTGTCCGAAGACAATCATCTCTTATGGAAAGACGGTCGACTTCATATTTTTTACAACACACTCTCCGATTCTGAATCTAACTCATATTGCGCTCGATCATGGAATAACATCTTTCTCAAGGATTTTAAAACAGAAGATCGGTTGATTTGTATTCAAGATGATACCTGTATTACAAATCCTTCTGCGTTTCGTGCGCTCATAGAAGAGCAACAATCTAAGTATGATTTTATTTGGGGTCCTGCAGGAGATCAGTTCTTTTATCTGACCAAGACGATTCTTCAACGCACGGGCTGGTTTGATGAACGATATCTAGGGTGTTACTGTGGCGATGCAGATTTTCTCAAGCGGGTATGGTTGCTCAATGATCGCGATCGCCTTTCTATCATTGATAGTCATGATTGGGGATTTACACATAACGATATTGGAATAGCGCGGCTGATTCCAACAGATGTGCATGCAAAAGCCTGCGATTCAACTTATGTCAATCAACACGAAGAAACTGAGGGAAAACTGCAACATCGGAATACTGCCCTGCAACAATCTCAGTCACACTTCAAAGCCAAATGGGCAACGCCGGGAAATGGGATCAATGGTATAGGAAGTATGATTCAATATACCGCTCCGCCACAATTTCCTGAAATTGATTGGTATCCTTGGTTCACCACCAAGTATTTGAACGGAGGGTAACATGGCACAGCTGAGTGAACAGACATTCTTACAGCGACAATCTGATTTCTGGAATCAAATTTCTCAGGGATGGTCACTTGAGAATAAAAATCCCGTAGTGGGTTGGTATGATTTTCACAACAAGTTTCCTTATTATAAAAGTCATCTTTTTCGTGGCATTGAGAACATGAAAGAGAAACTGGTACTAGAGATCGGATGTGGTCCTGGGCGCAATATGATTCTGTTTCATAATTGGTTCAAACGAATTGATGGAGTAGATATTGCTCCTGATACCTTGAATAAAGCACGTATCAATCTTTCAGATGCACGAGTGCCTATTCCTAATCTTTGGGCTATGGACGGCAAGTCTTTGCCAATGATTGGAAATGCGAGTTACGATATAGTGTTTATGGTGATTTCTCATCAACATATTACTTCGCGATCGGTGCGTTTGAATCTGTATCGCGAAGTTCAGCGAATTTTGACACCTGGCGGATATTTTTGTTTTCAAACGGGATATGGTTCAGGACATCCTCGTTCCGTGGATTATTTCACCGATTCATATACAAATGAAAAAGAATTCGTGGACAAAGATGTGCGAGTGGAAGATTTGTCTGTCTTGACAGCGGATGTAGAACGTGCGGGATTTCATCATACTGATATTGTGTTGACTGAGCCGTGTAAGGATGAGCATCCTCAGTGGTTGTGGTTGAGAACGGAGAAACGATGAAACTCTGTTTTGTGGTTCACCGATATGCGCCGTTTCCTGGCGGCTCAGAGTATTATGTTCAGTGGATGGCAGAAGAGTGTGTACGACGTGGGCACGATGTTACAGTATTTACAGGAAAACATGGCGGTGATTTGAATGGCGTTCGAGTTACGTCTGATGGAATTATTTTTGATGATCCCTTTGATTTAATTGTTGTACATGGAGGAGATGTCTATATTCAAAATGCTGTTTTGTCCGCAATTCCTCGTTTGACTTCTCCTGTCTTATATTTGATTATCAAGCCTTCTAATAGTCAAGTCTGCCAGCTGGCTATGAATTATGCTGCAGCGATTGGCTGTTCTACGCGAGAAGATTGGGATCATGCGAAACATTATGACGTGCTGGCTCGATCATTCACGGTGCGTCATGGAATTGATTCACAGCGGCGCACTGGTATACGTGGCGCATTTCGCGCAAAATATGACATTTCTCCGACAGTGCGTCTTTTTGTGTCGTGTGGAGGATACTGGGCACACAAACGCATGCGCGAGTTAGCACAGACATTTGAACGAGCCCAACTCGACAACGCACTATTGGTCACCACAGGATATGATAATTCTATGAATCTCATGCCGACTCCCTCTTCTTGTGTTCGCCCACTGATGCTTGAGGATGAACAGGACGTTGCCAATGCGATTGCCGATGCTAATGTCTACATTATGAATTCTAGCGAAGAAGGATTCGGATTGGTACTCCTAGAATGTCTCTTGAATCAGACACCTTGGATAGCACGAAACATCGCTGGAGCGCGTGTGCTTCAGCCATATGGCACTGTCTATGAAACTGAGTCGGAATTAGAAGGCATTTTGAAGTCTTATACCGTCAATTGCGAACAGCTCCTGGCGGGGTATCAGTATGTGCGGTCTACGCACCTAATAGGTAACACCGTCGACGATATTCTTGCTGTCGCAAATCACAAAAAGACTAAATAAGAATAGACTATTTGCTGTAGAGGCGAAGAATGTCAACGAATTCGGTCTTTTCTTCTAATACTAACACTTCTGACAATTCTCCACATCTTCTTTTGGAAGATAAAGAAACCACTGCTGTTATGGCATTTGGTCGTCTAAATCCTCCAACGATTGGTCATGTCAAATTGGTGGATGCAATTCACGCGGCGGGTGATGGGCATTATAAAGAACTTGTTGTCTCCTCGACACAAGATGCTAAAAATAATCCGCTATCTCCCAAACAAAAACTAAAACATCTCAAGCGATATTTTCCTGATATTACAATTACTGTAGCATCCGCTGATGCTCCAACGTTGATTCACCACGCCAAACGCTTGAATAAGGCAGGGCATAAGCATCTAATCTTCGTGGCAGGTAGTGACCGAACGCACGACTTTAAGCAATTGCTTAACAAATATAATGGCAAAGAGTACAAATTTAAGTCTATCAAAATCGTCTCTGCTGGAAAACGCGATCCCGATGCGGAAGGTGTAGAGGGCGTAAGTGCGTCCAAGATGCGCGAATATGCTCAATCGGGCAACTTCAAAGAATTTCGAAAAGGCGTTCCGCGACATCTCTCGGATGCTCATACCAAAGAACTCTATCATGACGTTCGTCAAGGTATGAGTTTAAAAGAATCAGCCGAATTAACAGAGGGTGTTCATGATGCCGCGATCTTTAAAGCGGTATTTCTTGTCGGTGGTCCTGGATCAGGCAAAGATTTTGTTCTCAAGAAAACGCTGGATGGGCACGGTCTTACTGAAATCAACTCTGACAAAGCCTTTGAATTTTTGATGGATAAAGAACACCTGAATAAGAAAATGCCCGACGCAGAACGAGAGAAACATGAAGGAGTGCGGAAACGCGCCAAGTCGATAACGGATGTGCGACAACAATTGGCGTTAGATGGTCGTAATGGATTAATTATTAATGGAACCGCTGATAACCCAGAGAAGACACTGCGTATCAAAAAGAACTTAGAAGATTTGGGGTACTCAACTCTGATGATTTTTGTGAATACCGCTGATAATATCTCTAAACAACGAAATGTTGAACGCGGTGAGCGCGGCGGACGTACTGTGCCTGAAGAAATTCGTAAAGAAAAGTGGGCAACCTCACAAAAATTTAAATCTGAATTTGAAAAAGAGTTTGGAGACAATTTTATAAATTTTGATAATTCTGATGATCTACGAGCAAATTCTAATTTAGATTCGACCATTCGCAAACAGAAAACGAAAGAACTTGAAAATATTTGGAAAACCATCAAGAAGTTTACTGAACAGGGGGCTGAAGATCCCAAAGCGCAAGCTTGGATTGATGCGTCACTGGAAAAAAAGGTCCAACACGCGCACACTCAACATCAATTTGGAATGGGAGTGTTGACAGGGGGGGAAACTGTCAAACATTCAGAAGTGGGCAAAGCCGCACATGCACTGGGTCTTCAATATTATGGATTTGGTCGCTATGGAAAGATGGGGAAAATCACACATATAACAAAACAAGGTAAACTTGTTCCAGTCACACATGATATTAAGATGCCCGCAGCGCCAGGAATGCCCGCGCCTGGAATGAATTCACGCAACACCAAACCATTGCGCGAATTCTATATTACTGAGGAAACTAGCGAAAGTGATGTGGATAGACTCGCGAAAGCGCATGGTGTTTCACCATCAACGATTGTTGCGCAGTTAGAAATGGGAATTGAAATGGAATGTGAACACGCGCAGAATGACACTCTCGCCATGCAGATTGCGCTGGACCATCTAAAGGAGCGTCCCGACTATTACACACAACTGATGGAAACTAAATCTGTGAAGCCAAAATCGTTATCAGAAATTAAAAAGTCTATTCGCGAAACGTCGTTTGGATATGATGAAACAACGCCACCTTTATTTGGTCCTGGGAAAGATGAGATTAATTTCAAGTTAGATGGGCAAGCGTCCGCACCAGTTAAACGAACAATTTTTTTGCGAAAGAAAAAAAGGAAGACCGACTCGCAAAGCAATTATTAGTATTGTTAACTGAAATTCTCTAATAGAAGGAGTTATTTATGGCACGATTCGCAGAACAATTTAAGACGAATGGAAAGTTTGATTATAAGAAATTGATGGAACATCGGACTACTGCGCAGCTAGATCAGCTGACTGAAATCGCTGGACTCGCTGGAGTAGCAAGACTCGTTGGTTCTGGAATTTCTGGAGCAGCAAGACTCGCTCGTTCTGGAATTTCTGGAGCAGCAAGGAAAATAAGTGGTGGTGAGGAAGAGCAGCACCACGGTAGCCCCTCAACTGGTAGAATGAAAACTGTATCAGAAGAGCCCGACAGTGAGCAGTTCACACAAGAAGTTAAGGCAGCGCAAGAGAAGGCAGAAGGCAAGGGCAAGAAGGCTGAAGTTGCGAAGCCAGCAGTTCAAGCAGTAAAGAATGAAGAAATAGAAATGTTTGATGCTGATGCGATCAATGGCGTCACAGTTGAAACGATTACAGAACGAGCGAAATGGCGGAATTATCCATATAATTATAAAACAAAAACTGGTGTGGCACAGAAAATAAGTGGTGCTGAGGACGAGTGGTGGCACGGTCGTCCCTCAAGTGGTAGAATGAGAGCTGTATCAGATACACCTCCAAAATACGGCGATTTGAGTCAACGGCCTCAAGGCTCTATAGGCGGTGCGTCCTTTATTAGAGGCAAACGCTATAGATCAGACATTGAATCGGGCAAAAGAAAAGGTATGGTATCGAGGGCAAATATCGAGACTTTAAAGGCCAAAATCAAAGCCAGACATGATGCGCCTCGTCCTTACGAGCAGGACCCAGAGTCCAAATACGAAAGACTAAGGGACACACATGCAAACAAGGCTTACAAAACCAGAGCTGGCGCACACATTCGCGAAGACGAAACAGAGAAGAGTCGGGGTGTGTGGAAAACGATCAAGACGTTGCGAAAAGAAGCAACTGAACTGATGCAAGAAACTGAGATGACACCAAAGCAGAAAAACGTCGCGAAAGTTGCGGGTAATCCACACAAGATTGATCAGCACGATTTGACTGCGTTGCGCGGTGGTCACAAAATGGAGGAACGTGAATTGACATCTGCTGAGAAAAAGAAGAAAGAAGAAGTAGTGATGAGTATGAAGAAGAAACTGCCTGGGTTCAAGGAACACTATGGTGAGCGTGCGAAAGAAGTTATGTACGCAACAGCCACTAAAATAGCCAAGAAAGATTAATTTTATGACGCACAAATATAAAGTTGGAGATTTAGTTGTTCCAAAGATTGGACCGCATAAGGGGCATCCCCATGCGGTGATTCACGTTCACAATTCAGGTCATGTAAATATTCAACCTAAGAATATACATCCAAGTAAAAATCGATATCGACTGGGAGCAGCAACTGCTCATCCAGAAGATTTAACTCCACATACAGTGTCTGAAGTCCGTACAGAAGAAGTTGAACAGATTGATGAAGTAAAACTTGTTAATATCATGAGCCATCCAGAACACGGTAAAGCATATATCTGGCATAAAGGTGGTGAGGGTGGTTATAACTATGAAGTTGAACATACAAAATCAAAAAAGAAAGAAACACATAAAAAATCACATGAAGATGTTGTAGCCGGTTTGAAAAAACAAGGATACAAAATGCATGAAGAAGTTGAACAAGAAAATAAAGATGTCCCCAAAGAGAATCGCAAAAATAAAATTCTTAAAGATACCATCAAGTCTGCACAGGAGAAGCAAAAGACAAAATTAAATGGTAAAACAGAATTTGAGAAAGATCCAGAGTATCGTCCTATTCTTACAATAACACCATGATTATTTACTGTGATATGGATGGGGTGTTGGTCAATTTCGAGCGTGGGGCTGAACTCGCTGTCGGGCATCGTTTTATGTCTTCGGTGTTAGATTCGGTGAAGAAAGAAGATCAGGAAAGAATTCTGAAGTTGAAAGAGATATTTTGGAGCAATCTACCGATGATGCCTGATGCGATGCGGTTATGGCGTGTAATTACTAAATATGACGCACAAATCTTGTCCGCAGAAGCCTCCTGGGATCGCGAAGCGGGAGTAAAGTATTCACGAATTGGTAAAATGATGTGGGTCAAAAAGAATCTAGGAGTTTCGTTGAATCGAGTTCATATTGTGAAACGATCAGAGAAGAAATATTATGCACAATCGGAAGCAGGTTCGAATTTGTTAATTGATGATTTTAAAGATAACATTATTGAGTTTGAACGGGCTGGGGGTAAAACTATTTATCATCAGAGTGTGAGTCATACACTAGATCAATTAAAGAAGCACGGGATTTATTAACTTTTTACAAGGAGTAATACAATGTCTCTATGGAAATCAACTGACGCAAATACAAGCGCACCAAAGCTTGTGCTTTCACAACTTAGAGTCGCCCAGACTCAGGCTAATATGGATTTAGCCTTTGAGAACACGACAGCAAATGTATTTTTTACAGGCTCAACGGATGGCGTGTTTGGTGTGACTGCTACGGAACAAAATACAGCGGGAACGGTGAAGGGTGGTCATGCGGGATGGGTACTTAAGAGAACAGGCACGGGTGGCCGTGCTGGACGTACTCATGTTGAAACAATCGTTGCCATGGGGTCAATAACATAATATGTATAACATGTAGGAGAATCTATTATGGCAATTTCATTTAAACAATTTGCCATTGATGAAGAAGATATAGTTACCGTGGGTTTAGCAGGACCCATGGATCAGACCTTGGGGGATAATTGGCACAATGCATTGAACGATCAGTTTTCTGATGCATTTGAAATGCCAATTTTAAGTCCTGCGATTGGATACGGGCGTGTGCATCAATTGATGTCAAATTATAAATTAATTTTGCCTGTATTTGCCCATTCATTAGACCCCATGGAGGATGAACATATATACTTAATTAATGGCTCTAAGCAATTGTTTTTGTATCTCGCATATGTTCAAAATGATAATGGATTGTATGATTTTTATGCGGAAATTATGGACGAGCCAACCCTGAATGATTTTTTATTTTCTGCAGAAGATGATGAGGGTGAGCCGCTCGACACTTAACAAATGTTTGAGATGTTGACAGATGAAAATGTAATGCTCTATGCAGTCAAGGCGTATGAGCGCCCCAACTGTATCAAGAGCGAATTTAGAGACGATTTCAAGCGATTCAGTTATCTGGGTCGCTTGTTTCGTCGATATCAAAAGACGGGAGAATTACGAGAGCGATTAATTTTAAATCATTTAGTTGCAATTTATAATGTGTTTGGTGTAGAACCTTCAACGCGATTATTGTTTTACTTTATTCGGTCATCAGAATATTCAGTGTTAAAACCGTTTTTAATTTTATTGAATGTTTTACCAAAGATTGTTCGAGGAATACGAGATGGCGACATCATTACATCGCTCATTCCCATGAATGAGCATGTTATTAATTCTTTAAGAAAAATATAACGGAACATACTATGAACCAACAACAAAAAAATTCACCATCTATGCAAACTGAAGATGCTCCAACGATGTCAGCAGGAAGCGGTGATATTGCAGGAATCGGTGTGGGGGCGCAGGGAGAACCTGGTGCACCACCGAGAAGTATAGTGCGTCGGAAAAAGTTCGCTGGCGCTGAAGTCTTTGAAGTCAATGCTGACTGGTTTCATAAAGCACGATTGGGTAAAAAGAAATATACTCGCTACGAGAATTATGTTGGTGATGATGAGATTGGGCAAGCCATTCGTGCATATGCTCATGAAGACTACAGCCGTCCTATCGTGATTCAGGATGAGCGAACGGGCGCCATGTGTTATCTTCGGTATGGAAAGAAATAAGGAATTCCATGTCTGATTTACAAGAAGACGTTTCACAGTTGAAGTTGGAATCTGGTTTATTGACACGAGACATTCAACAGACTATGATGTTGTTTGATCGGTTATCTCAGTCTATTGAAAAAATCCAAGAAGTCAATGTCAATTTGCTGCGCATGATTGCTCTTCATGAGGAAAAACATGAGCAGCATGAACGATTTCAAACTTCTTTTCAACAGGATATTAAGGATTTGTATGCGCGGATCGCCACCGTTGTCCGCGATATTGAAGATATGATTGAACGAAAAGAACAAAAAATTCTGGACTATATCAATGCACGCAATACAGCTGATAAGTGTGAAAAACAAAATGAATCATTTTTCTCAATCTTTGATCTTGGAAGAATCAGTAAGGTCATTTGGGCAATTCTGGTTCTAATTTTCTTTATTGGATATTACACTGCAAAAATACAAGTTCCTATAATTGAAAATCTACTGAAATAATTTGTCATTTAGTTGTGAATAATATATAATGAGTCAATGTCCTTATTCATCGATATTAAATATTTGCAGCTGATCTCGGTACGTCTAGAAGGCTTTCATCGTAAGTCTGAATATTTATGGAACTGTCGATGTTTTCTTTGTGGCGATTCACAAAAAAAGAAAACCAAGATGCGTGGGTACTTCTTTCGCGAGAAGGATCGGATCATCTATAAATGTCACAATTGCGCCAGAACGCATCAGATTCGAACGATTCTTAAACAATTCGATTCTTTACTATATAAGGAGTATCTGCTTGAATCATACAGTGATTCACACCAGCATCAAAAGAAGATTCAGCAGACGCGAGTACAAAGTATTCCTGCGGTCCGATTTGATGTAGTCAAACAGACTACAATTGAAGGTGCTGAACGATGCGATTATCTTCCTGATCAACATCATTGTCGGTTGTACTTGATGCGCCGACAGATTCCGGTGTCCCGATGGTCATTGCTTCATTATACCGATAACTATGAAACAGTAATTCGTCACTTAGCTCCTGACGAATTGAAGAAAGTTCGCGCTGATGCCCGATTACTAATTCCTTTTTATGATACATATGGGTCCCTGGCAGCGATGTCTGGTCGCGCTCTTGCTGCCGCTGCTGAGTTACGCTATGTCACGATTCGTCTTACAGATGGCACAGAAAAGTTGGTATATGGGCTTGAACGAATCAAATCCGATCAACCTCTGATCATCACAGAAGGTCCATTGGATAGTTTGTTCTTTGAAAATGCCGTCGCGTCGGGGGATGTGAATTTGATGACAGTTGCGGCACAGGTCAATCATTCGGATGTATATTTGGTCTTTGATAATGAACGACGCAATAAAGAAATTGTAGAAATGATGCGCAAAGCCATTTACGGAGGATATCGAGTGATGTTCTGGTCTGAGACAATTCGTGGAAAAGACATTAACGAAATGATTTTAAATGGGCACACCAGTGAAGAATTAACACAGGCAATTTATCGTGACTCCGCATCAGGACTTACCGCGAAAACAAAACTCGCGTTTTGGAAAAAAGTGTAAAATGACCACAGAACACCTCGTCAAACTTGTAGCCGTCTCAACTCCTAAAATTGATGGCGTCAAGACTGCTGAGGACTTGATTGCATATTGTGCTCGCGTGTCTAATCCTGCTAATCAATCAAACATGGACACCGGACCCAAATTGATTCGGTATCTTCTCAAGAACAAACATTGGAGTCCACTTGAAATGGTGAGTTTAACGCTGGAGATTAATACCACTCGTGATATTGCTCGACAAATCTTGCGGCATCGATCATTTTCATTTCAGGAATTTTCTCAACGCTATGCTGATCCAACAAAAGATTTGAAGTTTATTACGAAGGACGCACGGCTTCAAGATATGAAGAATCGTCAAAATAGTTTGATTACTACCGATAATACACTCAAACAAGAATGGGAGGTGCGACAACAAGATATAATTCTAAAAGCCCAAACAATCTATGCGTGGGCAGTTAGAAACGGAATTGCGAAAGAACAAGCGCGAGCAGTTCTGCCGGAAGGTTGCACGATGAGCCGACTCTATATGGCTGGGACCATTCGAAGCTGGATTCATTATTGCGACTTGCGACGAAAAAATGGAACACAACTAGAACATCAAGAAATTGCAGAAGCCTGTTGGACAATCCTCCAACAAGAATTTCCAACCATTACGCAAGCACTAGAACAGGACTAACACCATGACCAACCAGACCGTTGTTGTTGACTATACCCGTGATGCATTGTTTGATGAACTGGGCATCAAACGACTCAAAGAATCTTATATGACTGAAGAGGAATGTTCACCGCAAGATCGGTTCGCATTTGTTTCGAAACAATTCGGCAGTAATCCTGACCACGCGCAACGTCTCTATGAGTATGCGTCTAAGCACTGGTTGAGTTATGCGACACCAATTTTATCTTTTGCAGCACGAAAACGACAGTTGCCAATCAGTTGTTATTTGCCATATCTAGCTGACACCGCTGAGGGGTTAGTAGATACATTATCCGAAGTCAATTGGTTATCCATGTTGGGTGGTGGTGTTGGTATTGGAATTGGCATTCGTTCGACCGATAACAAGTCCGTCGGCATCATGCCGCATTTACGCATTTATGATTCTTCTTGTCTTGCGTATCGGCAAGGACGCACTCGACGCGGAAGTTATGCTACCTATCTAGACATCTCTCATCCAGACATTCTGATGTTTTTAGAAATGAGAAAGCCAACGGGTGATCCGAACATGCGATGTCAGAATCTACATCATGGCATTAATGTGTCTGATGCATTTATGAAAATTATTGAAACATGCATGGTAGATCCAGTCGCTTCTGATGCGTGGGAATTGAAAGACCCGCATTCGGGTACAGTGCGCGATACTGTCTCAGCTAAAGACTTGTGGCAACGGATTATGGAGATTCGTATGCAGACAGGCGAACCCTATTTGCATTTTATTGATACTTCTAACAAGCAGTTGCCTGAGTGGCAGAAGAAGCTGGGATTGAGTATCAAGCAATCCAATTTGTGTTCAGAAATCATTCTACCTACTGACAAAGATCGCACGGCGGTGTGTTGTCTTTCCTCTGTCAATCTGGAATATTATGATGATTGGAAGAAAAACACAGACTTTCTATCAGATATTGCTGAAATGTTAGATAATGTGTTACAATATTTCATTGACAATGCACCCAAAGAAATTGAACGCGCAAAGTATTCGGCAACACGCGAACGTAGTATTGGAATCGGTGCCTTGGGGTTTCATGCCTATCTTCAGCAGAAGAATGTTCCGTGGGAGTCTGCGGCTGCCACCTCTCTGAACAAAAATATGTTCAAACACATTCGTAAACAGTTGGACGAAGCGAATCTGCGTTTAGGAAAAGAGCGGGGTGAAGCACCTGATGCTGTGAATACGGGGCGTCGGTTCTCTCATATGATAGCAGTGGCACCCAATGCCTCCAGTTCTATTATCATGGGTAATACGTCACCCAGTGTAGAACCATTTCGTGCGAATGCATATCGGCAGGATACTCTCTCAGGGATGTATTTGAACAAGAATCGATATCTTGATGTGATTTTAAAAAAAGAAATTGAGAAACACAAAGAGGGATGGTATGATGAAGTGTGGTCTTCCATTATTGCGAATGACGGCTCTGTTCAGCATCTAGAGTTTTTAGATGAGAATACTAAATTAGTGTTTAAGACTGCGATGGAAATTGATCAGCGATGGGTCGTTCAACATGCAGCCGACCGACAGGAACACATTGATCAATCACAGTCTATTAATTTATTCTTTCGCCCTGATGTCAATATTAAGTATTTGCATGCAGTTCATTTTCTCGCTTGGACGCAAGGATTAAAAACACTATATTATTGCCGAAGTGAAAAGCTCGCGAAGGCAGATAAAGTTGCCAAACGCATTGAACGTAAGGTGATTGAAGAAATTGATTTAAAAGCCTTAGCATCGGGGGAAGATACCTGTTTGGCATGTGAGGGATGATTTTTAAGATCAAATCCGTAGCATAAGAGAAAATATATGGATGCTGTAATCAATATGTTACATCAAGACCCATCGTGCCAGATAACTAAATTAATTAAAAGATTAATTCAATTAGAAACCAAGTTACAGTATGATGCGATTTCTTACGAAGAATATGAAGATGAACTACAGGATTTATATTTCTTGAAAAAAGATTTAACATGTACCTCAGAGCAATATGCGGCGATAGACCGCGCATTTCAGAAAATCATGTCACTGGCAGCAGAAAAATGGCTAGATGAGGAACTTCGATGACGAAAAAGAAACTACTCTTAACAGATGAACGAAATGCATTTCGCCCATTTCACTATCCATGGGCATATGATTCTTGGTTGGCACACGAAAAATCACACTGGATTATGACCGAAGTGCCGATGCTGGAAGATGTGTCTGATTGGAAAAAGAAACTGACTCCAGAACAAAAATATTTTCTTACCAACATTTTTCGTTTCTTTACTCAGGGCGATATTGATGTTGCATCAGGTTATGTCAAGCACTATCTCACCTACTTCAAAGCACCTGAAGTGCGCATGATGCTGCTAGGATTTGCTGCGCGAGAAGCGGTACATATTGCAGCATATTCGCATTTAATTGAAACGTTAGGAATGCCAGAGTCTACCTACAACGAGTTTCTAGAATATCAGGAAATGAAAAACAAGCACGATTATTTACTGAAAATTAGTGATCGTGCAGTCTCAAAAGATTCAACGGCTTTGCAAATAGCAGCATTTTCAGCATTTACAGAAGGATTACAGTTGTTCTCCTCGTTTATTATGTTACTCAACTTTCCGCGTCATGGCTTGATGCGAGGAATGGGGCAGATCATTTCGTGGAGCATAGTGGACGAGACGCAACACTGTGAGAGTATGATTAAATTGTTTAGAATTTTCATTGAAGAACACCCAGAGATTTGGGATGATAAGTTGAAATCTAGCATCTATACGATTGCTGAAAAGATGGTGGACTTAGAGGATCAATTTATTGATCTTGCCTATAAGATGGGTCCGATGTCCAATTTAACAGCTGAGGAAGTCAAACAGTACATTCGGTATATAGCAGATCGTCGCTTAATTTCAATGAGTATGAAAGGCATCTTCAAAGTGAAAAAGAATCCGTTATCGTGGGTGGAGGGAATGGTAAATGCTCCAGGCCACACCAATTTCTTTGAAAATCGCAGCAACGATTATGCGAAAGGTGCACTCAGTGGATCATGGGAAGATGTGTGGGCTACTACATAACTTAAATTGTATAAATATATTCTATAGTTTTCACATGTTCAAGGAGTTTTATGAAACTACTACTCATTAGTATAATGATGAGTGTGTTATTGTTATTATCTGTTTCAATCGGAAATGCTCATTTGAGCACCGAAACATTAAAATGTTCTATTTTTCAATCACTAAAACCAGATGGCGAACCGCGAATTATTGCTACTCTTATAGCACCAAACGGATTATTTGCTGAACTCTATGATGTCAATCATGACTATATTCCAGATCTAGCTATATATTCCCCCATATATGGTTTTACAAATCGCAAGGATGATGGTAAAATTGAATATCCTCACAGTGCGGGATTGCTATATGAAATTGATTTTCCTCCGCAAGATAAAAAGCCAGACATTATCTATATAGATATTAAAGGTTTACAAAAATGTTCGGATTTACTTTTATATTATAACCTTTTTGAAAATAAAGCTATTCATTTCAGTGAATATCCCCAATCAACAATTATTAATTGGAAAGGTGTTAAACTATCTGATTTGAGGTGAATTTATGTTAATAGAAGAAATGAAAAAAGTTTTAGCCAATACGTTTGTGATGTATTATAAGGCGCATGTAGCACATTGGAATGCAGAAGGAATGTTGTTTGCGTCCCTTCATCAGTTCTTCGGGACACTTTATACGGAACTTCACAATGCAGTAGATCCCATTGCCGAACACATTCGCGCACTTGGAGTCTATGTTCCCGTATCTCTTCTCGCACTCCTGGAAAATTCAGAAGTGACGGAAGATTCTACAATATATGATTCTCACGAAATGATCGCGGGGCTCATAGCAGCTAACGATTTAGTTCGGGCAAGTTTGTATCGCGCCAGAGGTGAAGCGGAGACTATCAAAGAAGCAGGTGTCATTAATTTTTTAGAAGAACGCATCAACATCCACGACAAGTATGCTTGGATGCTGAAATCACATCTAAAATAAAATGACTCAAGATATTGTTTGTGAACATTGTGAAGGCAAATTTCGTGTGATTTATGATGATCAGGTAATTGAGGAATCGCTCGAATATTGTGTATTCTGCGGAGGATATATCGCAGAGCATAGCAATGATCCCCCTAATCTTATGGGATTTGTTGATGACGATGACGACGGCGTGGACCTATAAGGGAAAGGAATTTACTGAGGCACATGTTGGTGATGCATACGGATTTGTCTATTGTATTACTAATTTAACGAATAATCGCAAATATATTGGCAAAAAACTAACAAAATTTAATAAAACAAAATTTAAAACAATTGTTCTTAAAAACGGTAAGAAAAAAAAGAAAAAAATTCATCATCGTATTCAATCAGATTGGCAAACGTACTGGGGATCAAATGATCTGTTGCGAGCAGATGTTCGCAAAATAGGTGAAAACAATTTTACCCGTGAGATTCTTCAATTATGTGGCTCACGGGGAGAGTGTTCATATTGGGAAAATTATTATATTTTTCAATTACATGCGCTACTTTCTTCCCAATACTATAATCAATGGACTTCCTGTAAAATTCACAGGAATCATTTAAAAAACTTGACTGTGCAGTCTAAATAAGATATACTTAAGAATAAATTATGAAATCCTTTTCTGCGATGTACGCAATTGTCTTTTTTTTGATGATGGTGTGTTTTCTAACTTTAATGAAAGATGACGACGATGAGTAGGACTGTGAGAAATCCTGTAGCAAAGTCATTGCGCGAGCGACAGTTTCATCAACGCATCGTGCTGTCTAAAAAATGCTACAGACGCTATAAAGAAAAGGCTCACACTCATGTCGAAACAAAACAGGAAATCAATTCTGATGATAAATGTAGTTGATGATAAAGAAATGACTCCGCAAAAATATGATGGAATCTTTTTCTATCCCACTCCCACTCATATGTACTTTGAGTATTTCTGTTTGAATGGAAAACGGACAGAATGTGCTGAAACCAATTTCATTCCTTGTCTTGTTTCTTTATTTTCCATTCAAAATAACGATGTCGAGCATTTTGACACATTTCGGGCACACTTCTCAGATCCGAAAGTGTATGCCAATATGATTCGAAAACAAACTCAAATGTTTGGTATTATTGTTCGAGATATAAAAAAAACAAAATCAATTATCAAAAATATTGAACGAAATGGTAAACAGATGATGCAAGAATTAATTCTTAACCGCATGATAGAAGAAGTCAAACAACTTTCCTTGTGGTCACGCATCAAAATGTGGTTGGGGGTGTATCCAAAAGAAGAGGAATAAGATATGCCAACTAGATCATGGGTTTGCGGAATGTTGTGGAAGAACATTGTGATTGTGACATTTTCTAAAAAAGACGGGACATTGCGAACTATTCGCGGAACGCAAGATCCCACTCGCATTCCTTTTTATAAAACTCCCGACTCATCAAAGCGGGACAATATGACGACGAGTTCTGCGTGCCCAATTTTTGATTTGGATTTACAGGAATGGCGTTCGTTTCGTTGGGATAGTATTATTAATATCACAAATGATTCTGGATTAACCCTGTATGATGTAACACTGGATGGATTACTTAAACAATCGTATGAAAACAACACAACGGAATACACACAAATCGGCAATTGATATGAACACATATCCTGTAACATTGCGACGATTGAGTATTCGTGGTTTTGAAAAAGAAAGACGACGTGAAATTCGCGAAGCTGTTGAGTGGATGTTGCCTGCATTGATCGGAAAACGATTAACAGGCAATGTAAATTTGACAATTGAATCTGTGCCAACATTAGGACGATTCTTTGGTGATTGTGAGTGGTTGGACACCAACCAATCTCCACGAGAATTTAAAATTCGTCTTTCATCGCTACAAACACGTAAACAACAAACATCTACCTTGGCTCATGAACTGACGCATTTGAAACAATTTGTCAAAAATGAGTTATTTGATTACGCGAACAACAGTGATTTATCTCGATGGCACAATAAGAAAAAAGGTGTCTTTGAAATTATTGATACAAAAAAGATCTCATATTGGAGACTGCCATGGGAAAGGGAAGCCTATTCTATGCAAACGCTTTTGCTACATGCTTATGTAAAATGGACTAAAACACAAAACAAGGAAAAACGATGCTGACGTAGCTCAATTGGCAGAGCTGCTGCTTTGTAAGCAGCAGGTTAGAGGTTCGATTCCTCTCGTCAGCTCCATTGAGGTTAATATGATTGAGCATTTAATGAGTGTTTCCGTTCCCAACATCTCCGCTTCTGTTATTCCCCATTTATGCCCACCACACACTAACTGACATGGGTGGAGAACGAGTGTTCTCCACCTCCCTCGCGAGGTAAATGATGAATTTGACACACATAATTGAATTGTTCCCTATACCAGTTATGTTTTCTCATTATGCAACAGGAATTTCTGATGCAGAATTACAATTTGCTCGTTCATTGCCACTTATTCGCAACCTCGGTAACAGACGCAGTGCTGATTCATATGTGCTATCGCTTCCTGAATTTGGTGCAATTCGCACTTTTTGTCTAGAAACTTTACAAGAGTATATTGATTCGGTGTGTCAGCCAAAACATCCGTTAACACCAGTGTTAACGCAATCATGGATCAATATCGCCACTAAAGGTGAATTTCATCCTCAACACCATCATCCCAACAGTTTTTTATCGGGAATTATGTATTTCTCCACCAATCAAGATTCTATTACATTTCTTCAACCTGAGCGCAAACTATTTTCTATTCCTCCTGCAGTTTCGAATAATCATAACTCGGAAGAATGTTTGTTCAAACCTGATGCCAATGAACTTATTGTATTTCCTTCGTATCTCTTTCATCTAGTGGATGTAAAACAAAGTGAGGGTGAGCGAATTAGTCTCGCCTTTAATAGTGTGATAAAAGGACAGTTGGGAAATGAGGCAGCTCTAACGGAATTAATTCTATGAATATCTTCATTCTTGATCAAGATTCCGTTTTGTGTGCGCAATATCATAATGACAAGCATGTGGTCAAAATGATACTGGAGAGTTGTCAATTATTGTCTACTGCGCATCGTATGTTAGATGGCAACGAATACAAAGGCACAACACAATCTGGTCGAACCGTTCGTCGGTGGGCACTGCCCGATGCTCGCGAACAGCAACTCTATCACGCCACTTATATTCATCATCCTTGTGCTATTTGGTGTCGTTTGTCGTCACAAAATTATCTATGGCTATGTTCATTGACAACAGCGTTGTGTCATGAATATACCTATCGTTATAACAAAGTTCATAAGTGTCAGTCCAGCGGTTTACTTGAGGCATTACTTTTAACACCTCACCATATTCCCAATGTGGGGATAACTCCGTTTGCACAAGCCATGCCCGTTGACTGTAAACGGCTCGACGCGGTGGATGCGTATCGCACCTATTATCAACAAAAGAAACAGCATCTGGCATCTTGGAAGAAACGTACTATTCCTCAATGGTATTAATAAGATACAAAATAGTTGACTTTTCTACTCCATTTCATTATAATATATGATATTATTTGAGTTAATAGGAATCTCTGCCATGATGTATTATGAAATTATATTGGGTCTTATTGTGATTTTACTGACAGTACGTACAATTTGGCGTCGCAAACAACATAATGTGCTAGAAACTCCATCGCAATTATATAATCATATTAAAAGGGTGCTTTAATATGTATAATGTTTTAGATCGTATAGGTGAAGTGTTCGAATCGTCCATTGATTTTATTTCAGATGATTTTCATATTAATAGTCGGCGATTTGTGTTGGAATTTGTCGGCATGGTTGCTTCTATTTTCGCTTCATTGGTTTTAGCAACTACCGTCCCTGAACCAAATATAGGATTGTGTTATCTGTTATGGATGATTGGATCTTCCTGTTTAATTATAACTTCTATCAGTCGAGGGTCTACAGGGTTTACCATTATTTATGGAACGTTTCTTGTTGTAGATGGTATTGGGTTATTTCGTTGGTTTATTTATTCATAGGAGGGCAGATAATGAAATGGTTAAAAAAGATTTCAGAAATTTTTTCACACAAACAACATCCAGTTGAAGAACACCAACAACTGGAATTAGATTTGCCAAAATTTGAATCAAATCAGTTTTCTCAAAAGGATGATCCTTTTGTCAGTGATGATGTTGTAATTCATGAGAAATCAAAAAAGAAAAATTCATCCAAGAAATCCAAAAAGGCTAAAAAAGTTGACATTAATAATTGAAATATTATATACTATACAATAAGTATGAGGCAAGAGTTGTCCCTCTAAGTGCAACTCAAATATAATTAGTGAGGTTAGTTATGGCTAATGCTATAATGTCGGTAAATGATAAGATGTTGGCTTACTTGCGCAAGACGAAGGGATATAATACCTTCAGCGTCAAGCAAGGTCGAAATCTTTTTGGTGTGGAAAATGTCTCTGCAAGAATCGCAGAACTCCGTGAGGATGGACATTCGATCTATACCAACATCGTTCGAAATGGTAAGGGTGACAAGATTGCGGTGTACCGTCTCGGTACCCCGACGAGAAGTCGTCGGAGCAATCGGTTTTACTCCCGCCTCCGTTCTGCCTAATTCTTAGGTAGACACGTAAATTCGTTCACAACTTCGCTGTGAACGAGCTAACTAGGGGTCGCCCAGCATAAGTGCTGGGCGACTCTACCATTAACAATGGGGTGTTTATGCTGCGCGATCAAGAACTCACCACCGTCATTTATGATACTATTAGTGGTGTCTCTGGTGTTGTAGAGGACGGTCACAGACAATCCAATTCTCAGATTGTAATGAAAAATCGTCCAGAAAGTCGCTGCGGATATTGTCAACACAGCATGATCTATACCCTTAAATCATCCAATAAAACACAAGTTTTTTGCCGAAAAATTAATTCTTTTGTTCCACCTGATATTGAAACATGTAATGTGTTTACACCACTTGGTCAAGTAGACCTCTGGGATTTGACTCGAACTGCGACGTTGATTGACAAACCAAAAAACGACGGCGGACATTATTTCTAACTAAATAGGATGATATGAGTCTCGATTACGTTAAGTTTAGTCCAGGATTTGATCGATTCATGCCCAAGGAATACCGCGACTTGGTTGATCGCGGTCCATTTGGCAAGAAGGTCAGTGTATCACAGACGGGTCATTTTAAGGAAGTGTTAGAAGAGCACCCGATGTGCGCTGGCTGTGCTATGACTCTCTTCATTCGTCTCGCCATGATCGCGTTCCCCAATCCCGAAGACACCATCACCGTCGGCACCGCCGGTTGCGGGCGTCTGGCTATTTCTCAGGCGGCGATTCCGTTCGTATACGGCAACTATGGCGATCAAAACGGTGTAGCGAGCGGGTTGTCCCGTGGTCTGCGTCTTCGATTCGGCGACAAGCCAAAGGATGTGGTCGTGATGGCGGGCGACGGTGGCACGGCGGACATCGGCTTCCAGCAGGTGCTCCATTCCTGGTTCCGCAAGGAGCGGTTTACCACGATCATGCTGGACAACGAAGTCTACGGCAATACCGGAGGTCAGGAGAGCGGTATGACCAATCGAGGGGCCGTGCTGAAGATGGCCCCGCTCGGCAAGAAATTTGAGAAAATGGACATGATCGGACTTGCTAAATTGTCGGGGTGTGCCTATGTCGCCACGGTAGTACCCAATAATCCACGTCGAGTGGAGAGTGTAGTCAAAA